ATCATCAATCGCGCTGCATCGCTTCACAGCGTGTTTAAATGTTGGACTTAGTAGTTCGTTCACACATTTAAAATACCGTTTAAAGAGAGAGACATCATGTTAAAAGAAAAAGATATGGTGATGATTACCACTCACAATTTCTTTGGCAAATGCATATATGTTGGTGATGGCAAGATTGAGAAAATCAATCGTGACAAGCACGGCATTGAATACATTGTACGTTGTGACGATGGTATTCCACGCTCGGTTTCACAGGGCGACAAGCGCTTCCCTAAAGACACCATCATGGTGATGTAATGGGAAGCATAGCATACATGGGAGAGCGCGTAACACTTCCTTCCTGCAAGAAATGCGGGGAAGATTTACGCTTTGAGGGCATGGGCCCAGTAATAGGGTATGCAGCAGGAGCCAAAGTAAAAGCTAGATGCCGTTCCTGCGACAAGAACTATTTTGTACAACGTCAAACAACTTCAAACTAAGAAGGTATTTAGTATGTCCCAATATCGTAAACTGAAAGCTTCACGCTGTGATGTTGACCAAATCATCGTAGCTCACAAGCCAGCGTTTGGTGATAAGAATGGCCTGCTGTTCAAAATCACCTCAATCAAAGGAGACGTCCTGACAGGCGTTCTGCTGGGTTCTGGTAAACAGGCAGCCATTGACCTGTCCAAGGAAGAAAACTGGGCCTACGACCCGTCTGCTGCGTCTACGAACGTGGTTGTGCATATTGCAGACCCTAACGCATTCCCAGGGCTGTCCCCTCGTATGGTTAAAGAGGGTTGGGATGGCAAGGCTTTCGAGTTTAAGCCAGAAGAAGTGGTGTTTGATGATAAAGCTGCTAGTCCTGGGCACGGTAAATTCTTCATCCGCCACACTGGCGAGACAAAGAAAGAAGATGGCACTTACTATCGCAACCTGTTCCTGATGTCTGACATCTATCTGGCGGCCCCTCCTGAATGGCGTGTGTCTCGTGCAGAAATGATGGGCGCAGATGTTGTGGAGCTGCCGTTGCCCCCAAAGCCTGTGCTGGCGGAAAATAATGCTATCATCGAAGCCATTACGCCGTGGCTTGAATCTCTGAATAAAGGACTCACCTCAGGGAATACCGGTCATGGCAAGTGTACGCTTGACTTCAAGCACAAGATTCTCCACCAGAATCAGGCGTGCCACAGTGAATTGCAGAGCGAATGGCAACACCCAGTGGGTTATGTATTCACTGTGGGCATCAACCGCACACCGCTGACAGGAAACTGGAACAAAGGATTGCCTTCTGATGAAGCGCTTGACCTGTGGATTACCTACCTGACCAGCTATAGCCCATACGCTGATGCATTCATCACTAAAGACCCAGAGTATATCAAGCAGTATGGATATATCCTGCGTGGTGATGCGCCGTCTCGTCTGGTGGTTGGTGCTTGCTTTGCCACTCGTCAAGTGTGGGAGAAGAAAGAGCGTGCTGAAGGCTTCCTTGAGCTGTATAAAGCAGGGCTTAGCCTTGATGAAGCGTTCCTGTTTGGCTGCCAATGTTCTGTATACAAGAACGGTAAGATGAAGTTGGGACAGGAAGGTTCTGGTCACTCTCACCTGTATAACGGACGCCTCACTGATGAGTGCATCCTGAATTTCTTTGACCACACAACGGTTAAAGATGTTCCATTCAACAAAAACTGCAAACCGTCTTTCAGTAAAGGTGGTATTGATGGTATGTGGTCTAGCAGCTTCATGAACAAACCACGTTCTAAAGTTGTTGACAAGCTGTTCAACATCAAGAAATCTGGTGGTGGCATGGACAATAGCTTGCCTGTAGAAGACTGCGTAGAAATGGCAGTGGACGCTATCCGTGAATGGCGTGAGACAGTTTAATCCAATTTAACAGAGAGAATTCAAATGAAGAAAGTATACATTGTAGGACGCAGTTTCTTTGGTGATTTTGTACAGATGTTCACCAAGCGTGGATGGACTATCGTTGACAACATTGACGATGCTGATGTTGTACAATTCACAGGTGGTGCAGACATTGACCCTAAATTCTATGGTCAGCATGAGCACAAATACACAGGCACTTCTCCAGCCCGTGATAAAGAGGAGTATGCAGCCTTCATTGAGGCCAAGCAGAAGGGAAAATTCCTGGCTGGTGTATGCCGTGGCGGGCAACTTCTTAATGCCCTGTCTGGTGGTAATATGTACCAGCATGTGGATAATCATGGTCTTGGTCTTGGCGGGCATGGTATGGTCGATGTCCAGACAGGAAAGGTGATTCCTGTATCCTCTCTGCATCACCAGATGATGATTCTTGGGGACAAGGGCATCCTCATGGGACGTAGTGAGAAGGTGCGAAGCCACACCAAGCTGTTAATGACCCCTTTGCATGAAGAACCGGGAGAAGTGGAGGATACAGATGATACGCTGGAAGTGGAAGCATGCTTCTATCCGCATACTAAGGCGTTCTGTTATCAGCCACACCCTGAATTCATGAGCGATAACCATCCGTGCCGTGAATGGTATTTTGAGAAGCTGAATGCTCTGTTGGAGGAATATGCGTAAGTTCCAAGTTGGGGACACTGTGGTGATGTCGGAGGAGGGACGTATTAAATACAGGGACAGACCAGACAATCCACATCACTTACAAGGAACAGTAAATAGTTCCAGAGATGCTCCCGATGCCTTTTCCTTTTGCTTAAATGTCATCTGGGACAACGGGGAATTCAATGGTTATCGCACTATTGATTTAGAATTTGTTAACTTAATTGTGGAGAATGAATGATGTGCGGACTCGTAGGTATTGCTGGTGAAGTGGGCTGCAAAGAAGAGAAGATGTTTGCAGACCTGCTGATGCTGGACACTGTACGTGGGGCACATTCCACTGGTGTAGCTGCAATCAGTTCGGCAGGGAATGGGTATAATCTGCATGTGGAAAAGAAAGCTGTGTCTGGTCCTGAGTTTGTATCGACACCAGCATTCTCCTCCATCAAAGCTCGTGTCAATCGCATTCTGATGGGGCACAATCGATTTGCAACCAAGGGTGAAATCAATGACGATAACGCCCATCCATTTGAATTTGATAAGCTTGTAGGGGCACACAACGGCAGCCTCACCTATTTCTCCAACATGTTTGAACACGAGAAGTATACCGTGGACAGTCAGGCGTTGTATTCAGATATCAATGAGAATGGTATCGATACAACATGGGGCAAGATGAATGGGGCTGCTGCTCTTACGTGGATTGAAACGGACACCCTCCATATCAATTTCCTGCGTAACAAAGAGCGCCCTCTGTTCTATTGCTACGGCAACAAAGGCCGCACCCTCATCTGGGCTTCAGAGCCTTGGATGATTATGGTGGCAGCTATGCGTCAAGGGGTTGACGTAGAAGAGAAATGCCACGACGTTACCATCAATACACTGTACACTTTCGAAGTCCCTCTCACTGCGGACAAGAAGGAGAAAGTGGCACTGAAACGCCGAGAGGTAAAGCCTTACGTCCGTCCGGCCTATTCGGGTGGTTGGAATGGCTATTCTACGGAGACCTACGTTAACCGTGGCAAGCAATTTCTTGACAAAGAGAAAGCAACCTACGGCGATACGCTGTTCTTCACGGTTGATACCATCAAAGACTACGACTCCAACGGCTACGAGCAAGCGGATGTAGTTGGTAAAACCGTTGAGGGAACTCCCATCCGTGTCCTTCATCTGGATGCGAATAAGAACGACGCCCTCTTGCTGGAGATGTGGGAACAGGATAATGCGGTATTCAGTGGACGCGTAAGCTATGCTGATGACCGTGGTATTGTGCTATCTGCTTTTGGTATTGCCTCATGTGGATACACGCTGGCTGACCTAGCCGATAGCGATACACTTGATGAAGGTGTTGAAGCTTTAGGCCAGGAGAACCACAAGCCAAAAAAGGAGGAAGGCGTAAAAGAAGAAACAGAAAAGCCCGTTATTAAACGCATCAGCTACAAGATTGGCTGTAGCTATTGCCGTCAGATGGTGAGTGCCTATTACTGTGACAAGGAACTAGGTATCTCTGTGTGCTGTGAAGAATGCTGGGACACTAGCATGGCTCACTTAACTGTTCAACAACGTAATGCTGTAGGCAATGGTGCCTTCCAGCGTACTCATTAATTAACCATAGGAATATATCATGGCAACTAAATTCTTGGTTGGTTTGCCTTATGAGGTTCACGCCAACGGAGATATAGAAAAACGCCGTGGTATCGGATTTTTAAAAGCATTTCCAGATAAAGATGGTTATCTTAAGGTGGTAATATGTAAATTTAAAAGGTCACATAATTTCTTCGTTCATAGGATTGTTTATGAGGCATTCCGTGGACCTATCCCAGAGGGTGTAACTGTTGACCACATAGACGGGAACAAGTTAAATAATCACATAGATAACTTGCAACTGCTCAGTGTGAGAGACAACGTAATAAAAGGTAACGCCAAGTTATACCAATTCATATCTCCAGATGGAGTTGTGTTTGTGGTGTATAACTTGAGAGAGTTTTGTAGAGAGCATGGCCTTCACCGCTCTCATATGTATGCAGTTCACAATGAAATTAAATCTCATTATCAACATAAAGGTTGGAGAAAGTATTATGAAAACTAAATATTCTGTAGGCTGTGACCCTGAAATCTTCGTATCTAAAGATGGTAAACTCGTCTCTGCCTTTGGTCTGATTGAAGGCACAAAGAACGCCCCTCTGGTGGTAGACCGTGGTGCTGTGCAGGTAGATGGCATGGCACTGGAATTCAACATTGATGCGGCTGGCTCCGAAGAGCAGTGGTTGGGCAACATCAATAGCGTAATGGCTACGCTGGAAAGCATGGTGCCTGGCTACAAGCTGGAGTGTCAAGCTGTCGCTGAATTCGGTGCTGAATACATCAAGGCCCAGCCTGAGAAGGCTAAAGAGCTGGGATGTGACCCAGACTATGATGCCTACATTGTAGGTATTAACCCACGTCCTAATGGCGACCTGCCATTCCGTTCTGCTGCTGGTCACATCCACGTTGGAATCCCTGAGACAGAAGGGGACGCTCCAGTGCAGGATGCTGATTACATTGCATGGGTGGCCTCTAAGGTGCGTGAGCTGGACTTCTATCTGGCGCTACCTTCTCTGTTCTATGACAACGACACCAAGCGCCGTGAGCTGTATGGTAAGCCTGGTGCGTTCCGTCCTAAGAAGTATGGCTTTGAATACCGTACACTGTCCAACCAATGGCTCAAGAGTGATGAGCTGAAACGCTGGGCATATCGTGCCACTCAGTATGGGATGGAACAGATGGACAAGGGCATCAGCCTGTTCGATAAGTATGGCAGCGCTGTGCAAGACATCGTGAACAAGTCTGACAAGGCAGAAGCGTCACGCATCATTAAGGCAGAGGGTCTGATTCTTCCCGCTGGTCTGGTGGTTTAAATGATTCAGGTTGGAGATATGGTCAGGCTGTTAGATTCCAGTTGCTCCTGTCATTTTTGTGAAGAAGCACAGGAAGACTACCACGAAGTTGTGTCCAATATTGGCTCACATATACGGGTTAAACTTCACAGCGGTGGTGTGGACTTCCCGATAGATTGGGCCTTCGATGTACAAAACTCTGTGCAGGAAAATGAATAAATGAAATTTCAACCTGGAGATACTGTTCGCCACCGTTCAGGTAAGGACGGCACAGTGGTGGACTATGCCCGTGGTGTAGACCGATATCTAGTTAGGCTACGTGGAAAAGAAAAGAGAGAGACAATCATGAAGCCAGAGAACATGATTCTAGTGAAATCCGCCCCCTTACAGGAGAACGAGTAGTGTGCTATAAGAAATGGTTTAATACTAAGGCATCTGTCAATAAATGGTGTATTGCTGAAAAGCAAATGGTCTTTATTGGTAAGATGTCTTGGGTTATTATCCATGAATTCTCCTCACCACAAGAACGTAATAACAAGTTGGAGGAATTAAAGAATGCGTTATGAAAGTGACAAAGACATTGAGCTGCGTCTTAATGGCTCTGTGGTGATGTACAAGCAGCGTCCTGTGTTAGTGCAGGGTGTGATGGGTAATGGTGTTGTTCGTGTCACAGACATCATTACAGACACTAACGCTGATGTTAAAGTGGGGGAGCTGGACCTTGACCCATCATCAATGAAGCTGGGCTATGTTCTGGCAGAAGGAAAGCTGTTCTTTGCCCAGCGCCGTCCAGTGAGAAAGTTTAAACAGGGCCTGACACGGGACAATCTGTTCGTATTTGACGCGTTAGAGAAGCCTAATGATAAGGATATGATTGGTATTATGCGTGGGGGTGGCGGACGTCCTCATATTCATCCTGGCTCTGCTGCCTTTGCTCGCTCCATCCTTGGAGAATACCCTGATGTAGGGACAGCGTTCACGAAGGTGCGAGAAGGGAAAGCTAAGGCTCTGCCATTCTCCCGTGAATGGGCTGTGGCGGATAAGGATGATGAGCTGTGCCTTCTGTTCCGAGGGGATGTGGTTGGGTATGTTGGGGCTAATTCTGTTAAGCTCAACCGTGAACACTTCTATCTGAAAGAGAGCTTAGGGCTATGTTTAAAATAGGCGATGAAGTTGAGCTTTATGATGCACGTATTGGGGCACCTAGCGGCCCCAAGAGCACGACAAAAGTTCCAGCATATATTGAAATAGAAGGAAAACCTGGGACAGTAATTAACCCAGAGGGAAAATCTGTCAGTGGGAAACAATTAATATCAGTCAGAATTGGGGGGGGGGGGAAATCACCAGCGTATTTCCTTGGAGATTGCGACTTATCATGTTGGAGGCTAACGAATGAGTAAATTTCAAGTGGGGGACATTGTGGTAGGCAATAAACTCGCCACCGAATATTATTCCATAACCAAGGAAGGGGTGGTTTTGGAGGTGACAGAGGCTTATGATGAACTTTTCAGAGGGAGGCCAGTCCTACGTAAATCTGGACGTGGGTATTTTGGGTTAGACTACAACGCTTTCTATTTAAAAGAATCAATTATACAGGAGAATGAATGATGCGTTTCGAAGATAAGACCGTTGCAGAAGCTTTGAAAATTAAAAGCAAATACACCGACCACGTAGGGATTGAGATTGAAGCGGAAGGCCGCCGTCTCCCCAACATTGACACGGAGGTGTGGAAGAGTGAGCAAGACAATTCCCTCCGTGGGGAATCATTTGAATATGTTCTTCGTCACCCTGTTCCATTCAACCTCACCACGGAAGTGTTAGCGCAGATTCAACAGGAGTGGAAGAACAACGAAGCGAAGATTAAGAACAGCCCTAACGCTGGTGTGCATGTTCACATCAACTGTTCTGACCTGACGGTTAAGCAGCTTTACAATTACATCAGCCTGTTCTTGGTGGTAGAGAACATTCTGGTAGATGCAAGTGGTAAGGACCGTATTGGCAACCTGTTCTGCCTCCGTGCATCAGACGCTGAATTTCTCATTGATGCCCTGGGCTTGGCAATTCGTGAGCAAGACTTACGCATCCTCCACACTGATGAGCTGCGTTATGCTGCTATTAACGTGAAAGCGTTGGGGGATTATGGCAGCGTTGAATTCCGTAGCTGGCGTTCTGATGGAGACCTGCAAGGCATTGCATGGTGGTGCTCTCTTCTGCAACATCTGAAAGCGTTGGCACGTATTGTTGACAGTCCAGCACAGATTGTAGCAGATGTGTCTGAGAAGCGTGCTAAGGGATTCTTTGAGGCCATCCTTGGGGGATTTGTTAAAGACATTCCTTGGAAGGATGATTATGAGCAGGCTATTAACGACAGCGTGCGCCGTGTACAGCAGTTTGCATATCAGGGGAATTGGTAATGAGAGATTATTCAGATGCCCCTGAGTGGGCAACAGAAGCCTTCTTTACTAAGCCATATGAAGGAGCCTCCTCGTGGTACTACGGGAATGAGAAAATGTACATCCACATGGACCATATCAAGGAGGGTTTAAAGCCATCAATACACGACAAAGAAACTCTTAAAATCATCAGTGGGGATATCTGGTGGAGAGAGCCTCTAAATATTATTGTGGAGAATGAATGATGGCCCTAAAATGGGAACGGTGGAATATGTCTCCAGCTCTGGGCATCAGGTAGATGCCGCAGGTAATTGCTTTCTGAGTAATGGGGGCTTTCTTACAAAATTGACAAAAATTTCTATGTCTCATGTTAAAGCCGGTAATTTTGCCGGCATGCGCTGGACTCCAGTAAACGTAATTGTAGCTAACGAATAAGGAAACGAGAATGAAAACTTACATCTACTCACACAACCCACATTCAGAGGGCGCTAAGCTCCTCTCTCAAGCGCTGGACGTTAAGCGCATTAAGCATGGCAACAGCAAGTTCAAAGGGGGCATGGGGAAGGTTATTATCAACTGGGGAAGCGGACGTCTCCCTGACCAAGTAGAGGCCTGTCAACGCATCATCAACAAGCCCAATGCTATCATCAATGCATCAAACAAACTGACAGCGTTCCGCCTCTTCCGTGACGCTGATGTGTCCATTCCACAATTCTTTACAACTAAGGCGCAAGCATGTGAATACCTTGAAAATAATCCGGGTGGCGCTATTGTCTGCCGCACTCAGCTTAATGGTCATAGTGGTGCTGGTATTGTTATCGCCAATGCTGTTCCCGATATTGTGGAAGCATCTCTTTACACGGTTTATGTGAAGAAGCAGGAAGAATATCGCTACCACGTATTCATGGGAGCTGTTGTAGACATTCAGCGTAAAGCGCGCAAACGTGACGTCGCAGACGACGCTGTGAACTGGCAAGTGCGCAACCTCGATGGTGGGTTCATCTTTGCCCGTGAAGGCGTTGTAGAGGCTCCTGAGGGTTCTGAGGAGGCATTGAAAGCTGTGGCTGCATTGGGCCTCGATTTCGGTGCTGTAGACATCATGTATAACGCTCGTGAGAATAAATACTTTGTGCTGGAAGTTAACACAGCCCCAGGTCTGGCTGGCACTACGCTGGAAGGATATGCTAAACGTTTTCGTGAGGTGTTATGATGGAAGGATTTAAAAGAGGGGATTTGGTTGTTGTATCATCTAGCACTAAACATGGGAGATATGGAATTATAAGTGATGCTTTTTGGGCCAGTGCTTCACATAAAGTGGAGGAAGTAAAAGGAAATGGAGCATTGATTATGGAAGAAGGGTATATAGTTTGGCCCGAAATGTGCTCACGATACTTTGATGGGGTGGAAGCTAATGCGTGATTTAAAAGGTTGGCAAATTGGGGACAGGGTGATGGCTAAGGAACGTATTCCCACAAACCCATTTGAAGGGATTGCACCTGGAATGCATGGGACAGTCATCAATATCAATTGGCAACTGTGCGTTAAGTGGGACAATTTCCACGGAGGACATAACAGTTCACAAACTGATGTTGCATACACTGGCAACAGCCTGTGGTGGGTGTTTGAAGGTACTGTAGAATTAGATGGGGGAATTGTAGAGAATGAATAAATTTAAACCTGGAGATATTGTTAGGTGTTTGAGGCACAGACCCTTAGCTGCTGGGATTAGGGAGGGGGAGCTAGCCATAATTAACGAGGTTAGGAAGTACGGTGGAATAGCATTCTACAATTACCCAGTACGCACTAGAAATGCTCCTTGGTTGGGGGATGAAGCATGCTTTGAGTTATATGACGACGGTATAAAAGAAAACGAATAAAACAATAAGCCTACAATAATAATTATAAGGGGTGAATATGAGTGGAATTGCTGTTGGACGTATGGGACATTCTTGTGGCTCCAGACAAGGCCTCAACCTGTACGAAGAATCCGATGGTCGTGTTACAGGGTTCTGTTTCTCTTGTAAGGGGTATGAGCCTGACCCATTGAATGGCAACACGATGGAAAAGGCTGGTATCAAACGCACTGAACGGACTCAAGAAGAAATTCAGCAAGAACTGGATGAAATTGCATCTTATAAGAGTCATGGTATTGACGACAGGAAGATTGGGCTGGGAACAGTGCGACACTTCGGCGTCAAAACTACGCTTGATGAGGAGCGACAGGAGAAGGTTGCGGTGCATTACTATCCGTACATCTCCTTAGACACTGGCAAAGTGGATGGGTATAAGTTCCGTATCGTTGACGGTAAGATTATCCGTTCTGTTGGTGCTATGAAGCGTGTCTATCCATTTGGTTGGGATAAGGCGATTCAGTCTGGCAGTCCTATTCTGTACATCACTGAGGGGGAGATTGATGCTATGTCTCTCTTCTCTGTAATTATGCAGAACAACAAGAAGAGCGACAAATATGCTGAATATGTCCCTGCTGTGGTATCAGTACCTCATGGCGCGGCAGCGGCGAGCCGAGACTTATCACTCGTTGCAGCGGACATTAGAAAGCATTTTAAAGATGTGGTTCTGGTGTTTGATAACGATGACGCTGGGCGAGCTGCTGTGGAAGATACACTTAAGGTGTTGCCAGAAGCGAAGGTAGCTACAGTGCCCGGAAAGGATGTGAATGAATGCGTCCTGGAAGGGCATGTTAAGGCTCTGTTCAAGAGCGTTGTGTTTGACTCAAAGGTTCCTAAGAACACTCGTCTGGTGTACGCTGAGGACCTATTTGAGCAAGCTAAGAAGCCGCCTGAGTATGGCTTGTCATGGCCTTGGGAGCATACCACAGAGCAGACACGAGGCATCCGCTTTGGTGAAACCATCTACATTGGGGCAGCTCAGAAGATGGGTAAGAGTGAGGTGGTTAACGCCATTGCAGCTCACCTAATCAAAGAGCACGGACTTAAAGTGTTGCTGGCTAAACCGGAGGAAGCCAACGTTAAAAGCGTTAAGCTCATTGCAGGTAAGATTGCAGGAGCCATCTTCCATGACCCTAAAATACCTTTCGACGAGCAAGCGTATGACAGGGCATGTGAGGTGATGCGTGAGAAGGTTGTTCTGCTCAACCTGTACCAACATGTAGGGTGGGAGACACTACGAAGTGACATTCGTTTAGCAGCCTCCCAGGGGGTTAAGGCAGTATTCATTGACCCTATTACAAACCTTGTGAATGGTATGGACAGTGGAGCACAGAATACAAAACTCCAAGAGATTGCTCAGGAGCTTGCAGCATTGGCATTAGACTTGAATATAGTCATCTTCATCTTCTGTCACTTGCGTAACCCTGAGAGCGGTACTCCTCATGAACGTGGTGGTAAAGTGCTGTCGTCTCAGTTTGCAGGAAGCCGTGCTATGGCACGTTCTTGTAACTATATGTTTGGCTTGGAAGGGAATAAAGACCCTGACCTTCCAGAGGACGACCGTAACTGCCGTCAACTAGTATTGCTGGAGGACCGTGAGTTTGGTGAAGTTGGGCCAACTCCTCTCTACTGGAATAAACACAACGGATTATTTACGGAACTTTAATATGAATCAGCACACAAAAGATATTTACGCAATCATTGAAGAAAACTTTAAGACCGACTACAAAAACCTTCTCCGTATCTCGGAGAATAAGCTAGGCAACCTTTGGGGGGAGGACGCCGTGATGGACACATACGCTGCTGTCCTGAAAGCTGCTCCTCGTTTACACGCTGAATATGATGTGAAATATCTGATGCGTGCTGCTCTTCATAATCGCATTAAGGACTACCTCTCTGACCGTATTGATACAGAGGAGGTGGAAGAGGAACATCTGTACGGCGGTAATGTGGAGGACAAGTGGAAACACATTGATACAGCTAAGACAGCATTGGTGCTGATTGATAAGTATAAAGAGCCAATGCGTACAGCGCTCTATCTGTCCTGCATTGAGGGGGTGGCTCTACGAGAAGTGAGTAGTATTGTAGAGATTCCACAGACAACCATTCATCGACATGTTAAATCATTACGGGAGCGTTTAGATGGAATTTCCGAATAAGCCTTGGTCAAGGGTGTTGGACATTCCTGTGCCAGCATGGGCAACACATCAGGTTGATTTCATTAATAGTCAGCCTGACAGCTATTCCACATGGATTGGGCCAGGAAAATTTCAACACTTTAGGGGAACTCACGAGGGCGGTGTTAGCGAGGAGGTTTTTGAGGATGACCCGTCCTTTGGTGTGAAGGAGTGGGAGAACCATCTGCTAGAAACCTGCTCCTATGTCAAGGTAATAGACCTGCAGCCAATTGAGGAGAATGAATAATGGAACGTCTGGAGTTTAATTTCGATGGTTCTGACGACCTAGCTTTCTTCATTCAAGAAGATTGGGAGAATACTGATGTGGAAGTAGAGATTGGTGTTGCCAGGGTGGATGGGGTGATGGAAAAGCTGGTACTCACTGGCTCGGAACCCCATCTCATCTACAAGTGGTTAGGTGAGAAGCTTTACCCAGTAAGGGAGAATGAATGAAAAAAGTAAGGGTGTTTGACATAGAAGCAGACAACCTATACGACGACGTAACTACCATCCACTGCGCCGTCTTCTCCTCTCTTGATGGGAAGGAAGTGGATGAATTTGTGGAAGGTCAATGGGATGACATGAAGAAATTTATGGACTCCTGCGATGTTCTAATTGCGCACAACTGTATTCAATATGACTTCCCTGTAATGGAGAAGCTTCTTGGGTATGTATATCCTGGGAAGAAAGTTGATACAGTGTTGATGTCTCGTTTGCAATCTCCGAACAGACCATTACCACCCACAGCATATAAAGACCCTGACGCTGTTCGTGCCCCTCATGGCTTAGCTGCTTGGGGACATCGTGTGGGGATTGCCAAGCCACACATTGATGAATGGATGGAAATGAATGAGCAGATATTGGTGCGTTGTCGTACTGACGTCCAAATCAACGTTGCTACATATCATGCATTGATGGCAGAAGGGAAGGGGCAGAACTGGCGTGATGCTCATATGCTTACGTTTACGCTATGGGAAAACCTGTGGAAACAAGAGCAAGCTGGATGGTTAGCAGATGAACCGTACATTAAGAAATCTATTAGTATGCTGGATAGTCATATCCGTCGTATTGACGCGGTGCTGCAACGCTATCTACCAATGACATATGAAATATTAGAAGCCAAGAAGGATGGGCAATATGGATACGTAAAGAAAGTATTTATGAAGAATGGGGACTACTCAGCGTCAGTTGAGAGACATTTCCCTGGTGTCAACTTTATGAATGACCCGCCTGTAGCGGCTCCATTCTCCCGTATCAACTATCGTCCAGTGAATCTGGATAGTAACGATGAAACTAAAACATGGTTGCTAGAATCTGGATGGATTCCGAAAGAGTGGAACTTAGATGATGAGGGCAATCAGCGCTCTCCCAAGATGTCTAAGGACGAGGAGTTTGAAGGTGTTGATGGTAAGATGGGGAGACTCATCGTTAAACGCGTTCAATCGCGCCACAGACGCTCTCAGCTAGAGGGTTGGTTGAAACGTATTAGGCCAGACGGGCGCATCCCCTCCCGTGTTACAGGGCTTGCTGATACACGTCGTGCTAAACACGCTGACATTGTTAACGTACCAAACGCAGAAGCATTCTTCGGGAAGCAGATGCGTAGATGTTTCATTGCTCGTGAAGGGTGGTCATTAGTCTCAGCAGATGCTGCATCATGTCAGGATAGGATGATGTCGGAGAGGGCCGGAGACGATGCATTCACCAAGATGTTGCTGGAAGGTGATAAGGACTTAGGCACTGACAGCCATACATTAGCACGAGATGCAGTTAACAAAGTGTTAGACGCTGAACACCTGCACAGCATTAGCCGAGGGAAAGCAAAGAACTTCAACTTTGGTTGGACTTTCGGAGCCTCCGATAACAAGCTCGGTAAGATGTGTGGTGGAGGTAAAGCTGTTGGTGGAATGGTACGAGAGGCGTTACGTGAAGTGTTCCCAGCTAAAGCTGCCTTGATTGACAAGGTGACTGCTGAGTGGGAAAGTAACGCTAAGGTGAGAATCAATAAATGGGGGAATAAGGAGTATTACAATGGCTGGATTAAAGGACTAGACGGTGCACCAATCTTCATTGCGTCAGGGCATGCTGTGTTAGTGTATGCTGTACAGTCTGATGAAGCTGTGTATATGAGTGCTGTGTACAATCTTGTGCATAAGTATTTAGCTCGTAAATACAAATGGGGAGAGGACTACGTAGTTGTGTGTTGGTATCACGACGAGATAACTGTGGAGTGTAGAGATGAAATCAAAGAGGACGTCGCTACTATTCTGGAGAGCGCATTCGACGCAGCATCACGTTACTTAAAACTTGGTGTGCCCCAGAAAGGGGAAGCATCAATTGGCAAAAACTGGTTAGAGGTGCATTAATGGTTAAAATTACATACGATAAATACACAAATAAATACTTCCTAGCGTTCACAGACAGCAATGTTGTGGCCTTGGATTTTACAGAGGTGGAGGCTCTCTCAGAACAGCTTAAGGACATTTGTCGTGAACAACTGGAGCTGTCCTTACAATTCGATGTTGACAACGATTGTGGTGACGCATGCAAGATTTAAAAGTAGGGGATTACATCCACGTTGTTCAGAGGTCTCTCAGACCTCAGGAAGCGTTTTACGCAACTGTAAAGGAGATTATTAATGATGAGAATACTGGTCAATTTCTAATAGCTGTTGTCATTCCAGATGGTGGAAAGACTCAACGATTAGTATTCGCTCACAATAAAATAACCTTAGTAAATTTAATTGAGGCTAATGAATGAAAATTGGTGATGAGGTAGAAATTGTAAAAGAAGTGACATTTGATGGGGGCCGATTAGAAGTTGGTACTAAAGGTCTCGTTGGTAACATTGTTGAGGAGGGGGATGATAAGTATGTAGTGTTTGTTATTCAAGAGCCTCTACAAGTGTACGTATTAAAATCTACTAGCGTAAAATAATTTTCTATAATAATAAAAAGAAGGGTTAAAATATGGGACTTAAAGCATCTGTTACTTCTCCTAAGAAACCACAGGGTAAACGCGTTGAGCAAGTTGAGCTGGCTGAGGATAACTTCCCATGCCGTGTAGCACAAGTGATTGACCTCGGTCGTCATAAGCGTGAGACGTATGACACAGTAAATCGTAAGTATGTAGTGGATGATTCAAAGGCACCAGCCAACATGGTGATGCTGACGTATGAATTCACCACAGAGTTCATGAAGGACGAGGATGGCAATGACCTTGAGGACAAGCCACGTTGGTTGTCTGAGACGCTTCCTATCTTCGCTCTTGACATTGAACTGGCAACATCCACCAAGCGCATGAAAGCGTTTGACCCAGACTTCACTAAGTTTGAGGGGGATTGGGAGGCTGTAGCTGGTGAGCCATGTGCTGTAACTATTGTGCATAAGCAGAATGGTAAGGCTAAGATTGGTAGCGTTAATAAGCCAATGAAGGGAATGGTGGTTCCTGAGCTGAAAAATCCCGTGAAGGTGTTTAGCTTGGACGCTCCAGATATGGAAATCTTCAACAGCCTTCCAGAATGGCTGCAAGATAAGATTAAGAGCAACCTAGATTTTAAGGGCTCTGCACTGGCTGTGGCGCTGTCTGGCGGTGAGGTGGTACAGAAGCCTAAGAAAGAAGAGAAACCTGCTCAGGAGGCCGTACAGGAAACCCCAGAGCCTGATGTAACAGAGGAGGACGAGGATGCGCCTTGGTAAGTTTAAAGTTGCAATATACAGGGAGGGTCAGACTGGCGACAGTTGTTTTCTATTCTTCCTGGGAGATACCTTCATGACAAAAGAGGAGGCACAAGCAGCGGCTAATAAGTATGAAAGAGGTTCACTTAAATCCCACTATGCCTATGTTGTGAGGGCAGATGAATTTGACGGTTTTTAAATAACAATAAAGCCTCAAGGAAGAGGCATATAATAAAATGGTGATGTATGCAGCCTTTGATTGATAGTGACATTCTGCTTTATGAGATTGGCTTTGCCGCTCAGCAGAAGACAGAAACGGGGATTATTCTTAAGCCCGTAGAAGAAGTGAATGATATGATGGATATGCGTATTGAGGAAATCTGTGCTGCTGTCTACGCTACAGAGCCTCCTAAGCTATTCATCACTGGGAAAGGAAACTTTCGTTATGAGGTGGCTAAGTCTCGTGAATATAAGGGCAACCGTAAGCAGCTCAAGCCGCATTACTACAACTACCTAAAGAAATATCTGGTGGCAAAGTGGAATGCTATAATTGTTGATGGTATGGAGGCAGATGATGCCCTCACCATTGAGCAGACTAAACGGTTGAAGCAACGAGACACAATCATCTGTAGCCGAGACAAGGACTTGAAACAATGTCCTGGTTATCACTACACATGGGAATGCGGTAAGCAAGGGAGTTGGGGTCCAGCATGGGTGGACGAAATTGGGAGCCTAACGCTCAAGGGGCCAAAGAAACTCATTGGGACAGGTAGCCTGTTCTTCTACTCTCAATTGCTTACAGGGGACAGCACAGATACATATGACGGACTTCAAGGCTGCGGCCCAATTCGCGCGTATGAAATTCTTAGTGGAGCTGAAAGTGAGTTGGATATGTATAACCGAGTTCTTGAAGCTTATAAAAACAAATATGGTGAAGATGCTGAGGCTCGTCTTTATGAGCAAGCACAGCTAGCCTACATGATTAGGGAGGTGGATAGTGAGACAGGAGAGATTGTTCGATTTGAAAGACCAAGCTGAGGCATTTGCTTTCTATCAAGCACACCCCTCAGAAGATGTTCACATTGCCAACTGGATAGCCGCGTGGACGCATTACATTGTTTATTGGTTTGAAGAGGATGTGATACAGGAGAATGAATGAATTGGACACAATCTAGAATACAATCCTTTATTAAATCAGCATTGCGTAGTGGTAGCCAGAGATGGCCTCCACGATATGAGGCACTAAATGAAGCTAAGCGTGGTAAGTTTGTCAATGAGGCAACAGGTCGTCTCGCAGAGCATTACGAGTGCGCTAACTGCAACGGGCTGTTTCCTGCTAAGCTTGTTGTTGTGGACCACATCGAACCCGTTGTACCTGTTTCTGGCTTTAATACTTGGGATGAAGTTATTAGCCGAATGTTTTGTCCTGTATCTGGACTACAAGTGTTATGTAAACCGTGTCATAAAATAAAGACAAAAGAAGAAAACGACTTACGTCGAGCCAATACTAAAAATAATAAAAAAGGCGGAAATTGATGAAGAATCCAAACAACTTTAATGATGTAGAGAACCTGCAAGTACAAGCGTACAATCGAGCTATTACAGCTCTCACCATCAACTCAGAAGAGGGGGCAGATGCTACACGAGCCTACTTCGAACAGTTTGATGAAGACAGTCGAAAGCGAGTTGGCATTCTGTTAATGGCTATTAAGGCGGACCCAGAGGGCACGTTGAAATCCATTCAGGGGCTGACGCGTGAAGAATATAATTAATTATTCCATGTTTATTGGAATCTGGGTATTATTAATAATTGCCATGGGAGCAATCAAATGAGTACATATATTATTTCTTTCAAGTTTGACGCTGGCAGTGACGAGACAGCAACTAAGCTAGCTGAGGCATCCGCCATGCTGATGAACAAAATGCGTATTGAATCCTTCCCTGACACCGTGTCTGAAATTGGCATTGCCTTCACTAAGCTGGAGGAAGAAGTTGCTGGCGAGTGATGAAGAATGGCAAGACGGGCGGATGGACCCGCTCGAATGGTGCAGGAGAATGCAAGACCTGGCAGAGGACGAAGCAACTGTCCTCGTCTATTATAAATTAGCTGAACTGTGGATGCGCAGGAGAGACGAACGTGGGAAAGTATAACAGAGAATGCAAAGGTGTCACAATCGACGTGTATGACGTTCTGGTGGCCTTTAATGTAACCAACCCTGCCCTCCAGCACCTGGTTAAGAAAGCCCTGTGTGCTGGGCTGAGGGGCCATAAGAATAAGGACCAAGACATGGCTGAGATTATGGAGAGCGCTCAACGTGCCGTAGAGCTTGAAGCAGAAAATCAAAAAATATGATGTAGAGACAATCTTCAAACCTAAGTGGAGCGTATAATGACTACAATCGCATATAAGAATGGTGTTCTGGCAGCAGATGGTCGTATGACCGCTGGTGGTAATATTGTAACTGACAAGCTGGAGAAAATCTTTGATGTCGGTGACCGAGACTACACAGTCTTGGGTGAGAAAGTGTTGGCTTATGGCTTGGCTGGTTATCTGCGAGCAAAGCTGGTGTTAGAGTATTGCATGGAAGAGGGTTTGAAGGTGACATCTTCTATCGACACTGACGACCAGTTTAGTGCCATCATTGTATGTGAGAAACGTACATTTGTGGTGAGCAAAGATGAAGAGAGCGCTCAGCTAGACTTCATTGAAATCCCTGATGGCATTCCTACTGCTGTAGGCTCAGGACGTGTCATTGCTACACACATCCTGCGAGATGATAAAGCTGACCCTCTGGACGCTGTAGTGGCTGCCATGAAGAGCGATGTAGGTTCTGGTGGGGAGACAATGCGGTGGGTGAAGAGTTAAAGTTTCCGAAAGATTGGCACAGAGCTGGTATAGACCCACGCTGGGTCATTGATAAAACTAATAGGAAAAATAATAATAATGAACTATCCATTAGAGCTAGTCGAGCATGTAATCGCGTTAAAGAAGGCAGGGGTATCTCACCGTCAAATCTCTCAGGAGGTATTCGGTAAAACCACTGCTGCTTCTAGCGTTTGGTACATCTTGAATGAATATTTCTACAAGAAAGGGGCTGGAGACGGTCCCAAGATTCTATTGATTGATATTGAAACAACGCCTGAACTTGGATATATCTGGGGACGCTTCAAGCAATTCATTGCTCCTGTGCAGGTTAAGCAACGAAGCTTCATGCTCACTTGGTCAGCTAAATGGCTGGGAGAGGAAGACGTGATGGCTGACGCTATTCCGTTGCATCGCCCTATGGCTGGAGATAATTTTGTCCGTGGGGATTACAAGGAAGAAGATGACTTTGAAGTGGTTAGTAGTGCTTGGCATTTGCTGGACAGGGCTGATGTGGTTGTTGCACATAATGGGATTCGCTTCGACTTCCCTTATCTCAATAGCCGGTTTGCTTATCACGGTCTTGGGATGCCGTCGCCGTTTAAGGTTGTGGATACTTGCAAGATTGCAAAGAAATACTTCCGCTTCCCAGCGAACTCGCTCAAGGAGCTAGGCTTATACTTGGGCATAGCTGTTCCTAAGCTTGACACTGACTTCCAATTGTGGGTTGATTGCATGGAGGGTAAGAAAGAGGCGTGGGAATATATGGTGGAGTATAACGTATTTGATGTGAAGTTGCTGGAGGAGATTTACTTGCGCTTACGTCCGTATGACAAGAGCCATCCAAACTTGGGCTTGTACTACGAGGATGATGAGCTGCGTGACCCAGCTACAGGTTCTACAGATGTTAAAGCTATTGGCTATGCTTATACTGCCCAGAGCAAGTTCCCTGCTTATCGTTCAGCAGAAGGACATGTCTTTAAAGCAGGTAAGCGCGTGAAGGGGGTTAAAGCTTCTAACTCCCAGTAAGGAGGTGGTCACTATCTTGGCTCTTAGGAAATAGACTAAGCGGAGGGGCTCCTGAGAGGGAGCGCCCTCTTTTTAAACATAGGGGGAATTATGTTAACAGTTATGCATTCTCTACATGGTGAGATTTTTGCGGAAGCTCGTTGGGGACTAATGAGATTTAGAGATGGAGAGTGGATATTATTAGAAGATAGGGGCACCAATGAATGGCTTCGTTTACTAAGATTTGTTAGGTTTCATCCAGACACAGAAACTTGGTATGTAGACTTATAAACAAATAAAGGAGCCCTAAGGCTCCCTTGTTTATTTCTTACCTTTACTGTGCTTACTAATCTCAATAGCTTGCATCTGAGCTTTACTCACAACCTTTCCCTTCATCTTCCCTCCAGTCACTCTATACTTCCCTTTATCCTTCCCTGTCTTAATTAAACTATATGGCATTAGAAGTTCCCCTCGTACCAAGATATAAACGAAGTGAAATCTTGGCTTGCAGCATCCAAGCTGGTTATACGCAGAAGGTAGGTTGTATTGGGCAGCATGTACAAAGGGTTCCCCAGTACAGCTATACCCCCCTTCCCTCCTCCAGTGGAGTTACCTATAGCGTAAGAGGTGGCTACTGTCTGCTCCCCTGTCGCTGTAACCGTAACACCAGCTAGTAGCTGTACTGTACTATCCACGTGGGCAACATCATTAGTGTTGTACACAGCCCCAGGAGTACCACCTGTATAGGTTGGTCCCCTAAAGATAGTAGCACTAATTCCAGCTCCACTCCTTCCAACATCCCTCTCAAAGAATATTACAGGCAACGCTCCCGTTATGAATACGCTATCTGCGTTAGCTCCTGTAGCCAGTCCTGTTACGCGTCTGGAAGCGTTAAACACCTTACTCTTCCTAATCCCCTCTGTAACATAACTAGAGTCCCGTATTCGCCTTAATACTTCCTCGTTCCAAGCTGCCATTAGGCCTCACTTGCATTGTAGTCTACAGAAAGAGTGATATTCTTTCCATATACAATATAATCACGAGCGCCGTCAGTAAGCAGATACCAGCTGTCGAAGCTGTCACTTCCCAATACCTCCTTCACAAGCAACACCTTTCCTACACTAATCTCCGCAGTAGCCATAGTAACCACTACAATATCTTTAGCCTTCATATTAAACCCCAATTACCGTTACATAAGTAGTCTGTGTACCTGTTGGCGTCACAGAGTTGGTTAGCACGTTCTTACCTGTGATGGAAGATGTGCTGACAGTAGCAACTGTGGCAACTGTCGGGTTGGTCCCATCAATAGCTGTGGCATGTACAGACCAGATGGTGGTAAATCCAGACGGGGTAACAGACCACAGCCCTGCTGCCGCTGTGGTGGTATACACCTTGATTATGGCCTGGCCTGTGGACGCTACGTTGTTAAGCTGTAGCTTAGGGATGGGGGTAGCACCTAGCTGTGTATACTGGAGAGACCCGAATGGGGCTTGTCCTGCGCCATTAGCAATAGGAACCTGACCGGAGGCAGCCGAAGCCGCCCCTTTGCACTCATGCAGGTCACTTCCTGTTAGCGCTGAGTGTTGTACGTTAGCCATTATAATTCCTTATCTGAGAGCTACAGCGGTGATTACCCCGTTAGCTACGGTAAACGTGATGGTGTTGGTGTAAGTACCAGTAGGCGTTACGCCAGTGAGGGTTTGTGCGGAAGTGATGATTGCGGCGTTAGCTGGGAGGCTCACACGCTGCACAGCACCACCAGAGATTACATAGCTGGCAGACACTGTCTTGGTGTTAGCGGAGTTGGCAGCAGTAACTGTCCCACCGTTACTTACCACAGCCTGCGTTGCTGTAGGACTAACTGGTGCAGAAATTGTGCCAGCATTAATCTTAGCGTAGTATGCAGCCATAGCATCTACAAAGTTGGTCTTGTTGGTAGCACCTACTTGGCGGAAATACGCAGCAGCAGCTTTAGCCCAAGAGCGATGGTCGTATCCTACCCGTGCGTTGAAGAACTTCTGAGATTCATTACGATAGTTATTATTTGCCATTACAGATTTTCCTATTTAGATTTCTTACGCCCGCCCGTACCACGGTTGTCGGCGCGATTGGCTTTTACTGAACGAACTCGTAGGTTCTTACCTGACTTATCCGCTGTATTTTTGTTTTTGTGGTCTACGTCCTTGCCATCCCCCTTCTTAACCTTCCCTGCCTTCTCCATCTTACGTCTTGAAGCATTACGTTCTGCACGACGCTTCTTCTGTTCCTCAGACCCGTTATACTTACGCTGTCTTACGGAATCGGGTTTAGCGCCCTTCTTATATTGTCCCTTAGCTGCCATTTTTCATGAACTCCACTAGTTTAATAAATTCTTCCAAAGTACCATCGGCCTTTAGGTTATTAGCTCGCCAAGATATAACCTGAATATTCCCCTTGACGTATCCTTTGTTGGAATCAATCCTATCCAAGCTGGGGCTTGAATCCTTGTCCCCATAGTTCCTAAGTGTGAGAGGGATACCTAACACAGGACATACATCTGGAATTACTATATCAGATTCTTCCAGATTGAAATCCCAGCCTTTCTTCTTAGCACGACTCTTGGCGGATTGAAGGAGATACTTAGCGGGATATTTATTACGCCAGGCGTAGTTGTATACATCCTGCTTGGAGACTCCTTTCTCCAAAGCTTCAACCCTGCGTTGAGCAGCAATGGCCTTAGCACATGGATTACACTTATTTGCTTTGGTGTATATCTCACCACCACAAGAACATAACTTAGTAACTTCTGCCATTATTTGCTCCAGCCAATTTACTTGGCGACCTCTTCTTGATATTTCCTAGCAGCCGCCTTATCTGCGTTAGCTGCGTCTAATGCCGCTTTCCAATCTGGGATAGCCACTGTTACGCATTCACCAAATGTCTCAGGAACCTGAGTGGGGTATGGAGTGTCTGCTAGATATCTATCGGGAACTTTGACTACCGTATAGTTCTTTGAGCACCCGCTTAGCATCATCAGGGAGAGCAGTGTCAGCACAAATATTACCTTCGAGTGCATCTTCTAATTCCTGTTTAAATTTCTTACGGTCTGCTTCCAGAGCCGCCTTGTCTTTAGCAAGCTGTTTATCAGCTTTCCCCTGAGCATCCTTATCCTTCGCATAATTGTCCAGAGCTTCCTTCTGCGTAGCTATTTCCTTCCCTTGACTCTCAATCACTGTTCCTCTATACCACCATAGTCCACCAAACGCCACAGAAAGCACCAGGAGCGCTGCAACAGCTATAGCCAATACCTTGTTAACGGTAGAGCTTATTAAGGGCATCTACGGCCTCCTGTACGCTTTTAAATTGATTGCCTATGGCCTTGCTCTGCCACTTCCTACGCTCCCACAATCCTGAACAGATTTTATTCCCTGGAGTTGAACAGTCGTATTTCTTACCATTGATGGTTACATACTTCCATTTCAATACCGCTTGCCCAGCAGCTTTGTAATCACCCTTGAGTGCATACGCTTTAACCTGGCTGGAATTGAAACCATACACGCCAATGTTATAGCCCATATCAAGCACCCCCAGAGCAACAACATCAGGGGTAGAATTAGGAAACTTGTCCAATACTCTGGCATGGTCAGCAAGGCTCTCCTTCAATTGGGCATCACACTGGGCCTTGGTTTTAACCATTCCCATCTTAACACCCTTGGTTTCTCCGTAGCAGATAGTAGCCACTCTAGCACTGTCGTAATACGCGTAATGGAGACCATCCTTCCCTTTGTTCTCCCCCTCATTAATCTTCACCGTGGTGACGGCGGCTGTCCCTAGCACCGTCCCAATGGCAAGACGCTTTAACCAATCACTCGTCGTCATGCAGACTTACCCCTTTAGTTTTTAAAGCCTCCAGGGTAGCTTCCATAATACGCTGGTCACGCTTGTCCTTACGCCACTGCCAATAGAACCCTAACCCCAAACCAGCCAGGGCTACGAAGATACCAACCCCGTAGCTGATGCTTGGAAGGTCTAGGGAGCTTAACCAAGCTAGGAAGCCCCCACCTGCTGCCAGTGTTCCTGTCACATGCTTATTCTCCATTAGTCACATCCTTAGTAGTCTCTGGTGCCCCAAAGAATGCCTCTTCATTCTGCTGGAAATACTTAGTATAGTTGTCGCTCCCAGACAGGTGGGCAGACATACGTACACTCTTGTTAATTAGCGGAGCAAGTTTCTTCTGAAGCTCACGAGCTTTAGCCAATACAGATGGGTTAGTCTCATACCCAGGAGCAGGTTTAAACTGGATGCTTGTTCCTGTCCAGATATACTGGAGAGCGTCTGTAGTTGGCTTCTGATTCTCAACAGGAATGGTTACACGTCCAATCTGCTTGACGCTCTGAGGAGCACCTACAGTAGTCTGAGCCTGACGCCATTCATCACGTACAGCAGGAATCAGCTTATCGTTGTAGTTGGTGGTAACTGCGTTAGTAGCCCCTTCCACGGCCTCTGCATCAAACTTAGCACCCATCTTCTGAAGGGCTAAGAACTCCGGAGAGGAGAGGAAATCTACTGCGTTATTAAGCTGAGATGGCTGCTTCTGAGAGGAAGAGAAGTCTGCAATACCATGTAACACCTGGTTAGCGTGGTCACGTACTTCCTTGAATGTCTCAGTTGGGTCAGTGATTAATGGGTTCTGAGCACCAAGATTCTTCGTAGCATCCTTTACCAACCCCATAAAGGTCTTGGTCTGTGCAGCATCCTCTGGGTCAGAAGACGTTGGGTTAGCTGCTGGAAGCCCTTTCAGTGTACGGTTGATAAAGTTGATAACAGTAGGGCCAGTCTCTGCCAGAAGCTGTGTGTTAAACCCAGCCCCCATCAGCTTGGACACAGACATAATCTGAGCCATCTTAGGGTCTGACATAATAGGAAGCTGTGCTTGGATGTTAAGCTTCTCTAAATGCGTCTGAGCGAGTTCCTGACTCATCTTACCAGACAATACCTGGGCTTGCGTATCAATTGAATCATTGATTGGCTTAGCCAGAGAATCAATGTAATCCCCACCAGCAGCTCCACGAACCTTCATGGTGATAGCATTAAAGTCAGTCTTGAGCTTCATCAACTCTTGCATACCAGCTTCCTGAGTCATCTTACCGGATGCAACATCAGCCTGAATCTGAGACATCTGGTTCTGAGTCTTATCAAAGTATGACGCAGCTACATCACCAACGGCTTGCTGTGTACGAAGCTTATTCTTCTTAATTGCCAAGTCTGCTGCCGAGTTAGCACGGCTAACACGAGAAGCTGCGATGGATTCCTGTGATGCCTGAATACTGAGCTTCTGGCTAATTACTCCTAGCTGCTTGCTCTGGAACTCCATCTGGTTGATAGCGTGATTTCGCTGCAACCAGGCATTAAGACCGGCCTGTTTTTGCTCTGGGGTCATATCAGGAGTAATAAAATTAGCGGCAGTCGCTTGCTTCTCTTGTTCGTTAAGTGCCTGGTCCACTGCCGTACCATTAGCCAGAGTATCTCCCAAGCCTTTAGCTCCTGAAAGAGAGCTGGAGAACGTGGTGAGCTTATCCGTAACTGCTGGATTGTTAGCCACCAAGCTGTTATACAGAGCACGCTGCTGCCGCTGCGCTTCTGGCTGCTTCATACTACCCTGCTCGACTGCTGCATTAAGCGAGGTAACCTTACGAGCATATATTGACAGGGCTGCGTCTTCTGCTGTCTGAGCTGCCTGTTTCTTTCCAGCTTTTAAACCTGACACCAAACCTTCAGCAAGGTTCCCCAATCCCTGGAGAACCCCGCTAGAGGCCACAGTTGTAGCTGTGGATGGTGCAGGGGCTGTTGCTTGTTGCGGCTGGGTGTTGTATTGTGCAATACCGTCACCGCTTGTATCAAATAGCCCTTGTGCCATTTTCTTTATTCCTTATCTCTTATCCAAAGGGGTGGAGGCGTTACATACCTGAATCAGATTGCTACGCTGTTCCTCGGTGATACCTGGAACCTTGTTAAGCAGCTTAAGCATATCTGCTCGCGACATGAAGCCACACTGCTGGAGAATGGTATTCATCATACCGTAGTTCTTATCAGCAGCCTGCTTGTTCATCAGGGAGCGGAACTCGTCAATAGCCACTTGGTTCCCTTTGAAAGAACTCATCATAGCACGAGACATCTCTAAGACATATTCAAACCGGTCTGGTGTCATACCATCCTGCGTCATGTGTCGAGCAACCTGATTGAACACAAGCTTCACATCTTCCTTCATCTTCTGACTGTTGGACCAAGTGGTGTCCATGATTTCACGGGCCTTCTTTTCATCCATAGTCTGAATCCCCAGAGCCTGAGCAATAGCCTCGAAGCTGTTCACTCGGCTATCTGTAGTACCCCCCAACGCACCAATCTTACGACCGTACTCAAGAGCATAAGCCGCTTTCATGGCGTTAGAAGCACCAGACAGGAGTCCAGCCGCATCCTTAGCTACGTTAGACCAGCCAACTGGGTCGCCATCATACTTGCCTGGGGCAACGCCCAACATAGTAGCCAGGGATGTAGCCAGGTTAGCAATACGAGGGTTCTGACCAAACAACAGGCTTCCAGAAGGAGTGGAGCCAATAATATCCATAATCCCCTTGTCTGTCAGGTTCTTCATGAACTCAAACAATCCGTAGGAGTCAAGAGGAGAAATGGAGCTGTAGTCCAAATCAACAGGCTGCCCATACCACTTAGAGAACAGGGTATTCAGAGTTACAGATTCTGCACCACGCAGAATAGCATCACGCCACAATGGGTCATCTGGAAGCAATTCATTCAGGTAGCTTTCAAAGATGCTCTCAAACTTAGGAGCAATCCCCATTACTGAATGAGTACCAAACATCAATCCCATGAATGTAACCATACGCACTTTCTCGTAGCTGGAGAGCTGGCGGTTCGTAGTGAACTGAAGCAGGGCTTTGTAAGGCTGCTCCATGAACTGCGTAATGATTGACATTGTGTTGTGGCTCCACGGCATAGAACCAGCTCGGTCCATGTTATAAACATAGTTACGAGACTTAGTAGTAATGTCGTCGATACTGCTCTGAGTAATCTTGGTGCCAGCACGAACTGCTTCATCGTAGTGAGCAAGGAAAGAGGCTGAACTACTCACCCATTCACCTGCGTCAAAACCAACCTTACGCATAACACGTAATGCACCACCAGGAACCTGCGCAATAAACTTAGCTGGGTTCTTAATAGCTGCCATACGGGCTGCTTGAGCACCGTCTGCCACTTGGTTCAAGCTTTGACGAATCATTTCATGCTTGGAGATACCAGCACTAATACCGCTCTTATTCAGAGCGTCCCACATAGCCTCTGCCTCTTTCTCAGTGCGCCCAGAGAGCTTGAGAAGAGATTTAGAAGGCTTCCCACCAAGAGCATATACTGACATCAAAGTAATGTCATCAGCCATATGACGGAAGGTGTATGCAGGGAAGTTAGCTGCCAGCATCATCACCTGATGGCTCTGGATTAGGAACTGACGGATTGGGTTGGAAGCAATGAGCAGGTTAAAGGCTACGCCCTTAGCCACTCCTACAGGACCTGTAGAACCTACAGCACGAGCTGCTTGTTCAGAACGACCAAATCCACGGTGCCCCATAATGTCAGCTACACCGTTGAAGATTGCCTTCCAACCATCATCAATAGCGTTTATATAGCCATTCTCCAGTTGACGCAGATACTCCCAAGTTGTGCGAGCATCAGCAGCCATCTTACTGTTCTGATTACCACTGACACCAATCTCAGCACGAGAGCGTGGGTACACTGTCTGACCTTTAGCTTTAGGAAGCACATCATCAAACTGAACAACGAAACGCTTCTTAGCTGTCTCAATATAGTCACGCATTGAAACACGGCTTGAGATTGAGGAGATGGAACGAATCAAGCTCTCCATAGGAGATTCGATGTTGGCTTGCTCAGACACGTTGAAGTTACCAAGGGCCTCTTCCAGACGTTCACCACGAACACGCTGAGAAGACATCCCACCAGATACCATGCTCTGTGCTTCTGCTCGGTTGAAATCCTCACCCTTCAGGTTATTACGGAAGCGATATTCTCCACCTGCGGAAGCTGTGAGACGTTCTACAGCATTCTTAGCATCCGGTACGTTACCGGCAGTGGCTACCGCCCTCCACACTTCCTGACCAGAAGCATCACGCAGTGGCTTCCCATCTTCATCAAGAATCTTCTTCTCAATGAAGTGAGGGTCTTTGTATCGTACAGCGTAATAGCCTTTACGGTAGCTAAGGATGGTGTCTTGGTTATTCAGCTTACGCACAAAGGTAGAACCGGCTTGGTTGGCATTAAGTACATGCTCAATACTAACACCGTCCACATTGAGTGGGGTGGAAGGACGAGCAATGTTGCCACCAGTTCTGTAATGCTCCGTAACCTCTTCCTTAGACATCTTACGCACTGAGTTGGTGATTGGGTCAAACACAGCAACATCCCCATCCACTTGGTTACTAGGAAGCTCTTTGACAATCAGGCGAGTTCCCGTGTCATTATGCTCCATAATCCCGTATCCACGAGTACGATAGCTCTTAACTAAGTCTCGGTTAGAGATATGATACAGAGTGTCCTGTGCAGCCTTCCAATGACCTAACGTGTCAATCTGCTTCTGACTAAACCCTTCTGCTTTCAGGTTAGCAACACTGAATGCTTCTCCTTTGGCGTTAGCCTCCCTTATCTTACCAAACATCTGGCCCTGTTCAGCGGCACTCATGCCCTTTACAGATTCAATGTATGGCTGGACAGACTGAAGGAGTTTCTGCTCAAGCTGAGCACCACGCAAACCACCAATTGTAGCCCCTTTAGTGAGCTTGGGATTGAGCATGCTCTGAGCATCTAGCAGGTTACTCTGAGGGGTTCCTTGCCCAGTCTTGCCACCACCAGGGAACCATTTATCGAAGAAGTTGTTCTTAACGTCTAATGCTTCCCAACCATCACGTTCCAAGTTAGCACTGTCAAACTTATAGTCATGGTCAATCTTGAGGAGGAAGTCACCTCCGATATTAGCACCATCTGGGATGTCGGTGAGAGGGACTTCTTTATAATCATCCCCATTACGGACCATCACCTTGATTGAATCAGGAGTAATGCCATAATCCCGTAGGGCATACTGGGCCTGGTCTGTCGCCGCCTTCAGGCTTCCCCACCCAGAGTCTGTAGGGCCGTAGATTGCGGAGAATCGTACACCATCATCCAATGCAGAAACACTGCCCATTTCCTTACGGTTAACCATCCCTACAGCATTACGAAAATCATTAACTGCGGAGGAACGTAGGGCACGTTTCTCGGATGGTGTTAACCAAGCTGCACCTGAATTATCTACGAAGTCCAATACATCAGCATCAGGCATCATTTCAAACTCAGACAGCTTCTCGGGCTGGGACACCTTAGCCGTTGCTGAGCCGTCAATCGTCCCTACCTGGGGCCCAATATCGTGTGCAATAGCATCTTGACGAGTAGTACCGTGAGAAGCAGGGGCCATAGACCCGTTAGCGTCTTTTTCAAGTGCGTAAAAAAGGCGACGAGCCATATCCGGGTTAGCATCTTTAATCACCTGAGATGGGGAAGTTGGCTGAACATCACTAATGGTGAACTGACGGTGCCAGTTACGAGCATCAACCTCGGTGCTGGTAGGAGCAACAGCATAACTAGGAGCACCTTCCTGATTATAAACACCAGGCTCTGGCTGACGTCCTTCTCGCCAATCCTGCTCCTGCGTAGGACGTCTTGCATTAGTTGGACCAGCTGGTGGGATTTCACCCCCCATCTTTGCTGCATCTGCTGCTTCACCAGCCACCTTTCCAGCTTTAGATAGAGAACGCACAATCCCTAAAATACCAACAGTGTCCAACACACCAAGTACGTTATCCACTACACGGTCTGTTACTGTGTAATCACCGGATTCAACCATATCTCGGAAGATTGACAGGTTAGCTTGGTCCATCTCTTCTGGAAGAACAATCGTAGAGCCGTGCTTCGCAATAATGTCCATTGCCTTATTCATCACTGCTGCACGCTGCTCGAATGGAATGGAGTTGAACTTATCAACCATATCACTCTTGGCTTCGCCAGGAAGAATTGTCTGCCAAGCCTTAGAAATACCGGAACCACCAGACAGCTCATTGGCTAGCATTGAATCCTTAAACCCGGAGGCCATTGGGACCAAGCTTTCAGCCATACCCACATAGGTGGCAGACTGGTTAGCTTCTTGACGAGCTTGCATCTCATTATAGAACTTCTGCTTTTCACGCTGGAAGTCCAATACCTTGTTAATACCGGTGGCCCACACTTCTCGCAGGTCAGAGGATTCATTGGACTCATTAGGAACAGTTTTAGAAGCCTCCTGCGTACCTACCATCGCACGCACTCGATACAGGTCGGAATCTGGATTGTTAATGCGGTCAAGTGCGGCTTTCTTCCATTCGTCGGACACTGCTGGATTCAGCAGGAAATCCATAGAAGCTGCTTGGTAGGCTTTAGTGTTCTGCCCTTTGGCATTGGCAACAACAGTCTCTGCTGTATCACTACGACCTGTAGTGTTGTATTCATCCAGGGATTGGGTGTACACATCAGCTACCTGGTCTGGACGAGGAGACAGCATAGCTGCGTGAGAAGCCATATTTTGATTTGAACTAACGTTGGTTACTGGGGGAGCTAAGTCATCAACAGACTTAAAATCGTCCAGACTTACGCTAGTTGTATCTACATTAAATTGGTCTAACCCAGCCATGCTTATTCCTTAAAATAGTGTTTGATTGCTTTTAGCAGCAGCAGGAGTAGCAGCACCTCCCTGCCCAAATAACTTAGATAGTCCCTCACCAGCAGTTGGGGCAGCTAGTCCTGTAATAGAACTCCCTATACTTCCCACAGCATTCCAAGTCTGTGCGCTACTTTGAGCATTAGCGGCTTGTTGTCCGGCATTTGTAATTCCTTGTGCAGCCAGACTACTTCCAGACATATTTGCCAAGCTTGCTGCTGTGTTGGTGGAAAGCGCCGACAATGAGCCAATCTCACCAGAACTACCAGAAACACCTTGGTTAGCTGCCCCCTGTTCAATTTGGGCCTGCCTGACTCGCTGCTTCCTAATTTCCTGCCTACGGGCATCTGCTTCTGCCTGCTTTTGCTGGGCCGAGGCAACATCTTTTGCTTCCTCTTGAGCTTTTGCTGACCTTCGTTGTGCCTTATTTTGCTCTGTTGTGGCATATACCGTTGTGGCTGCCCCAACAGCAGCCGTGATAAGGGCAACTGTTCCTACTTCTAGTCCCATATATATACCTCAAATGTTTTTCCACCTTCTTCAAAAGAGTTGCACAATGTCCCCCCCATCATTCTGCTTAATTTACATCTAGGACCTTTCTCCACATAGGAAAATATAGGTTTATCATACCCCATCTCCCTGGCCTGTTCAATTGTTTCTTGGAGGGCTTTCTTAATCTTTTTAATTGTAGACTTATCGTGCTTATAAACCTCACAATGGAAGAATAGAAAACCATCCGCATATTCCCCTCTTGCGTAGAAATCTTCTCCTACATATAGGTCTTCTATTCTTCGTTCCATTATAACCCCTGATTAACAGTTATTACGTATGACCAACCAAATAAATGGAAATCCTTTTTGGGCTCAGTTTCAAACAGTAAAGACAGAACCCTTCCTCTTCCACGCAGCTTGTTTCTGGTAGTTACTACACTCTCTCCATCATCAAACCCAGAAGAGGCGTCTGGTGGAGCCCAGAAACGTACATGCCTGTAGGCTTGGAACTTATTAGTCCATTTATTAGAGGCCGCTAAGTTAGTCCAACCCCACTGCCCTTGCACAATAATAGAGGATGGGTTAATAGGAACATAATCATCAGTGAACCCAATTTCAGTCTTTTTAGAGTACACTGTGATGTATGGAACCTGTTTTTGACGCTGGAAATCTCCGCCGCTTGCATATCCAGTTAATAGGTATGCCTTAGCATCAATGCCAATTCCATCCTTACTCACCCAATCTGTAAACTCATCGTCTCTGTAATATGCCAAGGTGAGCCTTACGGTTCCACCTGAGATACTATCTGCCACTATGTAATACAGCTCTGATGTTTGTGACACAACAGATTTCTGGGATATAATAACATTATTTATTGAAGCGTTAACAACAGTGTTACCCACGCCATTTAGTACCGTAGCATCTTTCGATGTTGTGGTAAACGGAGGAACTTTTACAATAGCCAGTGGTCTTGGTAGCTGACCTGGTGATATTGCTTTTAACTCCGTCTGATAAAAGGCTGTCAGATTGACATCTAACACCAATTCCTTAGGAGGGTCTGCGTCAAAATAATTATTATACATCCATCTAATCTGACGCTGGTAACTGTCATATGCTCCCTGACATCTAACTTTCGCTAAATATGGGATGTTGTCAAACAATGTTTGAATTGTAGCTGTTGTGATGTTAGTACCGACCCAGTCTCCGTATTGGTTTTGGTTGATGTGATAAATCCCATCGTCAGACCAATACATGAAAGTGTTGTCAACAATAGTAATAGACCCAGGAGAAATACATCCATGCTCTGTTATTTTTGATGTGAGATAATCGGTGGCCTTAAACCCGTAACCACTACCACCAGTAATTTTCCATACACCATTCTCAGCAACAACCATTAAGGCTTCTCCAACGTTTACTAAACCTTGGATGTTGTATGCCCCATCGATACGCAAGAATCCACCATCCGTATCTACCAGGTCTGGTATCTCAGCGGATGTTGGGTCACCTTCTTGGTAGCATTTATAAATATCAGAGATATTCTGGACTAATCTGGAGAATAGTATATATGAAGTCATCCTAGGAGATTCACTATCTCCACCAACAAGTTGGGCTGAGAAACCACCATACCAAATCCTTCCAGCATAGGAGGTCAACACAGATGCCCCACCAGGTGTCAGGTCTTGTGGTAATGAATTGACACCATATGCCAGTAGCGGGTTAGCTGCTAGTAGTTTAGCGTATTCTGATAAGCGGGAAGCCCCACGGTTCATGGCATCAATAATGAAATAACCAAGGGGCGCCCTATTAGTTCCGAGTTGATTTACGAAATTATCGGATGCAAAATATCGCTTAATGTTTCGGTCTGATGCGTTATTGGCGTCCGAGTACAGATATGAAACAAGATTATCAGAGTTCGCTGGATATACCGTGCTGCCACTCTTAACAAAGAATGACCTGATAGGGTCTTCTGTTGCATCAGCAAGACCTGTTTCTAATTTTCTAGGTACTGAGAACGTCTGATTTCTTAAATTATAAGTATGCGCTTGTGTGAGAGTGGACGGTCTGGTGGAGATTCCGCTACCATCTAAGTAGTCAAAACTCCCAATAGTGTCTGCTACACCAAACAAATCCCTAATTTTCAAACGCCCGGTTGTAGTGGTAATCCCGGAGCCGTTATAATCAAATCCATAAATATTACCATCACCTGTGGTTACAACCATAATACCATCTACAGACGCCATAGACATCTTCTTAGAAACAGAAGAGCCTATATTGTATTGACCAATAATGGAAGAGCTTATTGGTTTTATTGTAGAATCCAGTATTGTGATTCTGGTTCCAGACTGTATAACAAGGAACTCTTTATCGGTATATCCGCCAGGCTGTTTCCAAACAAACGGTGTAAATGTAAGGGATGGGTCTGACGCTTGTCCAGAATCTATTAACGCGTATCCAGACTCATAGTCCATCCCAAGGCGTCTACGACGTGAGCCATCCTTATTTAACACCATGTTCATCTCATCAAGAGATGCATTGTCTGGGAATGTCAGTGGGGACGCCTCTGTTACTAAACCTTTAACAAAGGCATTAACCTCAACTCCCGCTGTTTGTCTTGGCATCTTTAGCCTCTACATATTCATCAATGCGCTTCATTGCGAAAGTTTGGGAGGTGTATAACCCCCTCAAGTATGTAGGGAGAACACCTTTACCAACGTTAGAGATGGTGTACATTCCACGTCCATCTCCTTTAACATAATAGTTCTTATATTCTAAACTCATTTGCGTCCCCTGCGACCGTAATTAGGTGTTCTGGCTCCTTTATGAGCCCGCCACTGCTGCCCAGCCAGCCATCTGTTCTGACGTCCAGCTTCCTGTTCTGCTTTGGCATCCTGCTGCTGATTTAGCTTAAGAGATGCCCTACTCTTAGCCTCTTCTAGCAAAAGTGTAAAAGCTTCTTCTGGAAGAATAGGAATAAACTCATCAGTCATTTGCCAATCAGGAGTGACAAAGCCCATTGCCTGAATCTTATTACTTTGAATAGTGTCTTCGATGGCTTTGTTGTAGGAGTCAAATACCACAACCTTATCATCAAAAGATGTCCAATAGGTTGGTGGCATATCATTACGAATTAACAGCTCTACTCCAGATGGGTCTTGAATGACATCAATGTAATCAACTGTGTCATCATACTGATTCTGTCTACGCAGGAATTCATCTGGATAGACATACCTTACGTTCCTATACACCTTGCGTGTATCGGTTGCCAGTCTACAATCATAATTGATGAAGGAGAGTTCACTTAGATTTTCTGGGAGGGTTACATGAGTTGGGAGTGCGTCGTCACCGGATGCAATTAAATTTAATAATTGCTGATTGCTTTTCCAATTGCGGACATGCATGAGGGCAAAGTAGGTGCTCTTAACAATCTGAGCTACTTGCTGACTCTCAATAGTGTCATCAATACTGCTTACATTGTCAGCATTCAGGTCATTTAGAATATCAGAAACTATTTCTAACAGAGACATCTTAGCCATTTGGGCTCCTTAGAAACAAAAAAAAGGGAGGGAGCAAAAAGCCCGCCTCCCTTAATTATTATGCCCCTGGCAGGGTGCCTACAATTTTCTGGTAAGTGATGATGACTTTATCACCAGTCACAGCACCAGTCAGCGCAACAGCACCGCCAGCAATTACTGGAGCAGCCCAAGTAGCTGCTGTAACCGCCGTACCACCGACAGTGACTGCCGTAACACCTGCTGGCTTCATGACATCAACGATGGCAGAGCCTGCTGGAATTACGAAACGGTCATTAATCAGTGCGGTGGAGTCGTACTGCCAAACGAAGCTGTTGAGAACACCAGAGCTTTCGTCTGGACCTTGAGCACCAGTGGCGGTGCGTGGGCCATAGAAGTTGTTAACCCCTAAGCCGCTAGTCTTTTCATATGGCATTAAAATGCTCCTTAGAAGTTAACTGCGGAAGTGATGATAACACCCAGGGTGTCAACACGCTGTGGACCCATACCGTAACGGCAAGTGGTAACATACTCGTCACGACGACGGTCTTTGTTACGCTCACCCTCGGTCTTAGGCATACGACGCCATGCAACCATGATTGGCTTGGTCTGGTCGTCGGTAACACACATAGCAATGTTAGCTACTGCGTTAGAGACGGAAGTGGTACCATCTGAGAAAGTACCACGAGGCAGACGGTTAGACAGGATGATGTCAAAACCAAAGAGCTGCTGGACAAAACGCATTCCAGAGGACAGACCAGCACGGAGAATGCCTTCACCAAACGGAGTAACATCGTGAGTGATGGTTACGAGACCGTTCAGGGTTGCTTCAACAACAGGGTCACAGATAAACACACGACCTTCTGCTGGGACGTTAGCTTTATCGAAAGCCAGACGCATAGCAATGAGCTGGCTCAGAGTAAATACGTTGTTAGTCTCAGTAGAGGAGATACGGTGTGGGAATCCGTTGATGGTGTTTGGGTTGGCGTTAGTCTGAGCGGAGTTCGCAGTAGCCAGGAAAGTGGTTTCGAACACTTCCTGAATAGCACGAGTACCTTCAGCAGCACGCTGAGCCATCAGTGCATCAATCTGAGCACCATCTTCACGCAGGTCGTCGGTAACATACCAAGCGTCGCCTTTGTATTGAGTGATGGTCAGAGTCACTTCACCAGACTCAATTGGGTTGTACACCAGTGGGACGTCTTCAGCGGCATCCTGTACGGTTACAGAACCAATGGTCTTGATGTGGAGAGTAGTACCAGAACCGAAGTCAGATACGTTACGATAGAATTGCTCACCGAGCAGACCATCATCAAGGTTGAGCAGAATAAATTTGGAATACTGCTCTGCCTCGATAAAGGCTGTGGTGTTAGTAGTTAATTGAGCCATTTGTTATCCTTAAGAGTCAATACCGTGTTCACGGAAGACTTCTTCTCGGATGCGACGCATAAACTCAGCTTGGTCTTTAGAGGAGGCTCCACGTAGAATTGATTTCTCTGGACGTGAAACTTTTGCTGGCTCACCACCTGTTGGAAGTGTCACCGTAGACCGTACTGGCGCAGATGAAGACGCAGGAGAAGAAGCATTAAACCAAGCTAACACAGCAGATGGGCTAGTTGCCGCAATACGGTCAACTTCCGACATTGGCAAGCCCAATGAGGCAGCTTTGGTTTTAACTTCGTCAGCAGCTTTCTCACCGAATTTGGCAACGAGAGCAGAGCGCACAGCAGACAGGTTTTGTTCTGCTAGTTTCTTGCTTTCTTGCTCAGTGAGGGCACGCTGTAGCATTTGCTGCACAGCAGCTTCATCCAACGCAACAGGAGCAGCCTGGGTATTAGGAGCTTCCGTATGTGGTTGGGGGGAGAGCCGAGCGATTACTTCTTCGACACCCTGGCGTTTTGCCAAGTCTTCACGCAAACGAGCTACTTCCTGTTCCAGCGTTTCTTTTTCATGTTTTAACTGGGGGATGTAGGTCTGAGAATGGTTAAGAGCGTCTAGGGCTTTTTCGATTGAATCATACTTCGGCTCCCCACGTTCGTTGCGGATGGACATCAGCTTGGTAGCAAAAAGTTCCGCAGACGCAGAGATTGAATCGGACGCAGGAGTTGGTGTACCTTCGTCTTTAAAAAGAGAATCAGACATGTCAAATTTCCTTGGTAGGATTTAGTTAAGTATGTTGGTACATACTATAGTAGTTATATATTAATTATAATATTATATATATATATATATATTTTATTATATACTAATTATATACCCTATATGTATATACACTCCAAAAATCGCGTTTTGTTCCATTTATTTTTAAAAATATTTTTATTTTTCTGTAAGCAAACCTTTCACGCGTTCAACGGCTCTTACGTAACCTACTGAATCCGCTTGTCTATATGCCCAACTCGGGCTTTCATACCCTGCGTCAGTCAGTTTCTTGTCCAGCTCCTCTTTTAGAATCTGTTCAAGCACCTCAAGCATCTTCCTGCGTAAAAAGGCGGAGGCCTTGAAAGCCTCCTCCACGTCTTTGTACTCGCTAGTACCTTTCTTCAAACCTTTGGTCCAAGCTGTGTTCATATTACATTCCTGTTCCTACAGATTGTTCCATAGCCAGGTCTTCTTGAGCCTGACCAGCCTGACGAGCAGTTTCTTGTTTCTCAGAGACAGCAATGTTCTCCCCGAAGATTTTATAAGCCTGTAGGCCAGTTACGTCTTCAATGAACTTGGTTAGCTGTACGCCTGAGGTATGAGGAGCAATCATCTGCCCAACCATTGCGTTGCTGAATACCCCCATCAGGTTCTGCAAGTCTTGGGACTGCTTGGCGAAGTGACGAGCACCTACAGGACGAATGCGTCCAGCTGCTGTAATATCTTCCTTGGTGATATCTTGAAACAGCACAGCACCTGTCTCGTTGTCCAAAGAACGGATGATGTCACTGCCATTCATATTACGACGGGAAGTTTCCAGCATAGCATTCAGAACAGGCTCTACCAGCTCAATCTCAAAGTTGGTGATTTTTTCTTGGAAGATACGACCACCAGCATTCTGGAGCTGTTGCACCTCAAACGCTGTCTTCTCACCTGGGGAACGAATACCCATAGCCTCACGAGGAGCACCAGCATACGCCTCCATACGGTTCTCCAGGCTAACGATTTCGTTGTTAGCTGTGATGATGCCGTTCAGGTTCATACCAAGCTCTTGAACTGCCCCACCTTCACCGTTGTAGATGCGTCCACCAGGTTCCCAGTCAAAGTCTTCTACGTCACCACTAATCACCAGCATTGGGTGAACAGCCAGGTCCATAGCATCCGCTTTCAGGTTCTCCAGGTGGTCGATGCGGTATTGCATCCCCACAAGGTTGTCCAGAGGTCCCATAGCCCACAGATTGTCCTGACGGAAGCGCCAGCCCACATGGAAGAATGGAGAGGTGCCAAACCAGTTTGGAATTGGCTCTTCGTGTACAAACTTACGACGGTCTACGATGGTGATGTGGGTGTTCTCATGAAGCTCCCCCTTCTCAACATCGTAATAGTCTCCGTAGAATTCTAGAATCTCAACGTAGTCTGACATGTAGTATTCATACATGTTTCCGAAGCCGTCTATCTGGAATCCTTCATACTTATCCCAATCCTCTACAGAATAGCCCCCACAGACGCTACGGGCGCGTTTACGCTCCTCAATGGCTTCTGCCCAATATGCTTGTTCAGGATTGCTCTTAGCGAGTTTGGCGAGGTCTCCTAGGGTACGAACAGAACGCACAATCTTGAAGCTCTCGTCGAAGGAAGAGGCCAGTGGGTTGAACACAATATCCAAAGGGGAGACGCGATATACTCGCGGACCAATATACTCAGGGATACGTTCATTGTTAAGGTCGTGATAATTGGCCTCATACGTCACCGTAGCGATGGCATTACCGTAGTCAATGTAATCGTACAGGAGCTTACTCATCTCGGTCTGGAAGTGCCCCATACGCGTCTTATTGTCCATATACGCCTTAATGGTCTTACACTTCTCGTAGTCAGCACTCTCACGATTAGCTGCTTCCCATAGAATCCAGTCGTCATTCGGGAACAGGGCGCTGATGTAGTTGGAATGCAAGTTGTCACGAATCTGACACAGCTTAGGAATCGTGGTAGAGTTCTTCCAGGGAAGAGAGCTATTGGTTGTTGATGTAGTATCGGTTGCGAAGATATAATTACGCAACTCTTTCCATTCATCCACCTTACCACGACGTTGGTTGTGGAAATCGTCCCAGATGCGTACAATCCAATCGGAAGGTGCATCTGGATGGAATGATGCAGCAAGACTTGCTACCTTATTACTCATTTAAAACTCCTCAGCGGGCCCTCACGTAGAGATTAACCAGCTCATCAAATTGAGCCAGCCCAAACTCAGACAGGGCAATATTCAGTTGATAACAGACGATACGTACATTACCTTTCACGTACCCTAGTTCTGGAATGATTCTGTCAAAGGACGGGGCGTAAGGATTAACCTTTCCCTTATCACTTTTATCTAAATCCAAAGGAATCTTGGTAATTGCACATTTTCCGTCGTTATCATTCCAGAGAGTCATCATATACTCTGAATCAATATCGAAGGGGACACCCGATTGCTTTGCCCTGTGCTTAGCCATGCTGGTCAGCTTCCTAATACGGAATTCTGGGTCCAGCATAAACTTTGCATAGTTAGCCTCTTTGGAGCAACTCTTCTCACAATAGAACTGATGGCGCGTCCCTTCGAACGCTTTTCCACAGTTCTTACAGGTCTTACTAAACATCGTAAAGAACCCTACCGTGTTTCTAGTGGCCTTATCTCGCACGTACACCTCCGAAGCGTGAATGGGTAGGCAATCTATTGTTCTTCTGTGAAAACGCGTTAGAACGCGATTGAGAAGGTTTTACGGCTATCTCTACAGCAGAGGCCAAACTATCCTTGACGTCATCGTGTGCTGGGCGGGAATGTTTTAATTCATCTTCCAGCACTGGGGTGTATCCTCCCATGAAGTGCCACATCTGCATGTTCTCATAGCGAGATTCTAATGCAGCAGCGATACGCTCTTCCTTGGTTCCCTCAGCACGGCTGGGACGAAACTCATCAATAGAGATTGTCATACCGTCTTTACGAATGAAGTCTTTGATGTCATTGACGATGATTTGCTGGGCTGCCGTAACCTCTGCACGAAGCTTCTTGAATCCCCAACGGGAATGTAGAGCAGCAATGTGCTTGTAGTATTCCAGAGTGCGGTCTGTTTTAAATCTGTCAATGTCTAGTACGTAGATGTTGGCGTCTGTGTCTATCCCAATGACAACGATAGCAGTGTAATCAGCGCGACGAGAAAGGGCATACGCAAAGTCAACAGCAGCATAAACGTTGAGGCGTTTATCTCTGTAGTACCAGTGCCCATCATAGGTGAGAAATTTTGGTTCATAATATTGGAATTTATCCTCTGTTATACGAGCACTACCTGGGTCATTTGGGTTATTATAATACTGAGCGTAATACTGTACCTTGTCTTCATACTCTGCACGAATGCGTGCAAGGACAGCCATATCAAAGCCAAAAGCTTTACCATCTGTACGAATAACACGAGGCCAGATGAATCTCCCATCGGTCTCTACAGCAAATTCTTTGATATCCCATACAGGGCGCATTTCTTGAACAAGTCCATCTGTGTCGTAAATTTCGTATGTTTGCTTACGCCATGTGTCATAGATATCAGATGGGTGGTAACGCGTACCACATGCTAAGGTGAATCCGCCAGCATTTCGAATTGATGTGAACTGGGAAGCCTTCTTAGAAACATCCTCACGACCTTTTTCTGTATAGGCGTTTTCAGGAACTACCAAGTCATCCGCTACGATTACGTCAGCGTGCCAACCAGTGGTATTGGTTGTAAGGCCCGCTGTTGCCACTGTAGCATCTCGAATACCCTCTTTCTTACGCAAAGGATGGTCAATCTTAATTGAATCCTCTGACCACTTCGCACGCTTCCCTTCCTGTGGGTTGATGTACTCGGGGAAGTAGCGCTGATAAACAGCGCTTTCAAGAATTGTCTTGATGGCACCAAGCTGTGTAACTGCGAGACCTGCGGTCGCAGATACGTAGAAAATTGTTATTTCTGGATGACGAGTAATCATCCAGGCACACCAAGTAGCAACCATGTGGCTCTTCAAGTGTGCTCGTGGCAGCATTATTAGTTTGTTGCTAGACAATTCTTCATGCATGCCGTAAAGATTATAATCAGAAATCCACGCATAAAACTCCTTGTGAATCTCCCCATACATATAGCCAGGGTTCATGAGGCGGGCAAACGTGAACAGGTCTTCCTTAGCCAGTTCACGCATTGCTTTACTCTCTTCTGGCATCTTGTCAATCGCTTTATATGCGTTAACCAGCCATTGTTCCATTAATGAGCCACTCCGTTAATGCGTTCAATATCTTCTCTGAACTGACGTTCGATATCAGTTTCAATTTGAATATTACGCTCTACCTCTTCCTTGCTAGGACGCCCAGCACGAGAACGCTTATCCCAGCCCTTCTCAGCGAGCCATTTAGCGGCATTAATGCCTTTCTCTGTGGATGCCTTAGTTAGGATGTTCTGGAAAGCCTTAGCACGAAGTTTAAGTTCAAGCTCATAACGCCACTCGTTAATATACTTAGCAACCACCTTGTTCTCACAGAGACGCATCCAGTGGTTCCAGCCTAACAGGTGGGTGGTGGCAAATGCATATTCAGTGACGTCTTCCATCTCCAGATAGAGCCTTTTAAGGGAAGGGTATACCTTCCCATTGTACTCATAATCTTCATCCTTGGTGGTGTATACTGCATGGTCTTTATAACCAATCTCCAGGAACAACCCCTGTGTTAGGGGTATCCCATTGGCAGTTTTCAAGTCAGCCTTATTAATAGTCATGTTATACGGCCTTGTGTAAATTCATGAGTGTCCCTGTCGCATTAGTGGCATAGGACGCATCAAGGATAGTACAGTCTCTCAGAGTGAATTTAGTTCCAGTGCTGGTGGCTGGGAAATCAAACTCAAGAATAGTAGCCGCGCTTGAAATATCACAAGGGACAATATATGTGATATACCCTGAAGGATACGCAGGAAGTGTCCCAAGGTCTGTCACAGGAGCGCCCAGGTTGGTTGATGTAAACCTAGCTGAGAATGCCACATCCGACTGATACGTGATTACCAGGTAGCTGTATCTACCAGAAGCTCCAAGTCCTACACTGAGCTTACTAGCGTCTATTGCAGAGTATATGCTCATAGTGGAGGCGGTTCCAAATACAGTAATCTTCTGGTCTGTACCTGCAAAATCTCTTTGCCCAGTGCCGCCGTTAGCGTTAAAGTTCCAGCCGCGTCCATAGAAAGGAACAATCTGAGGAGCATTTCCACTACCAACTCCACCACCAGCTATAGCGTTATTCCCAAGAGTTGGGAAATTAAACTTACAGCGACGATACGAAATTCTAGTACCAAACGCATTCCCCAGCCTTGCCATGTCGGCATAAGTGCCACCATTGATATCTACACTAGTGAATACAATCTCCCCATTACCAGCTACGCGCGTCATTGTACTGTTGGTGAGGTTGTATTCCCCAAACACCATTAATCCGCCACGCATATTAAGAGAGCCGCTCCCCTCTAAATACAGAATGGTTCCACGGATACCTTCCCCAATATAGCAATCATTAAACGATACGCTGCCAGCTACTCGGGCATACACACCAGTTACTTCTAATGTACCATTCTGATATTCAATGTCACAGTTGCTAAATTGTACCGCACTGTTACCATCAACGCCATCCAGGAGTTGAATAAATGTATTAGTAGCTCCAACAAATGTACAAGAGCGGAAGCTGTTACGATGGTTACTTCCAAGGAGTGCTAGCGGAACTGGTGAGTTACCAAATGAGCACATGTCCCAAGAGTTACTAATATTACTCTCTGCCTGCACGCCATATGAGGTGGTATTGAAGAATGCGCATGAGGTGAACTTACAATAGTTTCTATTCTTAATTCGGAAGTTAACCTGAGCCAGGTTGTTACCATCCCATTGGATGTTAGACATGGTAAATTCATTAAAACCATAATCTACAGTTGCCTGGAACGCGTCAAGCTGTGTAGCCATCACTGCACTGGCTCTAATAATGGATTGGTTAAAACCATCTCCAAGCCAATGCATTTTCTTCAGCTTAACATCTAGCGTAGAGGCCACCATGTATACACCAGCAGGGACATAGATAGTTCCTCCATTAGGTACAGCAGCAATAGCCGCATTAAACGCAGCTGTATCATTTGCTACACCATTCCCTACAGCCCCTAAATCCCTAACATTAACAAATAGGTGGGAAGTTTTATTATTGAGGTTGTTAATAGAAGCCTGTACCGTGATGCCCTGTGTTGTCCCTACTAATCCAGCCCCTGTTGGGAGAGCTAGCTGATTGAGAACATCTACAGCACTCCCACTAGCAGGAGCAACAACTGATGGGAGCCCTGTCGTGATGTCAAATGTTAACACCTTCCCTTTACGCAATGCAGCAGCAGGAAGTGGGTCTAAGGCTGGCTCATAAGGAGGAACCCTAATTGCCTTGTCATTAGTTAAGGAGCTTCCATCAATATCCGCATTAAGGATACGATAGCCATCCATATCCAAATCCCGTTCCATCTTGCCTTCCCCAGCAACTCCTGTAGAGGCTCTAGCTAAGAGGACAGCATTGATGTATTCCTGGATATTCTGGAAATTGGAATTGATGACACTTAGATTATACCCAGATGTCACATTGTTCAGCGTAATAGCCATTATTAATTCCTATATGTCATGTCAATGGAAAGGCTCGAATGGAAAATGTTTCCCTCGGGACCTCTATAATATTCCAATAGCCACCCTGGCTATGCCAGAATTTCTTGTAGATTTCTAGAAAGGGCAATGCACCAATACGAACCCCCGGGTACACCCCCCTTGGTCGTCCTCATGGGAGACACTTTTCGTGAGAAAGAGGTTGACAGTCTTGCCCTACCGTGCTATGTGATTCGAGAACCAACATGCTTGTCATGCCCTTTTCCCTTTCCTTTCAATGCGTTGCACCTTTGGTGCGTGCCCTTCCTTCTCTCACCAATTGATGTGCTATATAGTGTGCCGTTCGTTCGTATAGATGCAGCGTTGCTGCGAGATACATATGGAGTGTCGGGTGTGGGGTGTCGTGCTATGACATCGTCGTAGCTACTGCTGACGCATTACATGCGAGTGCCTTTACAGTTCTTTACAAATATCCCTATTGCATCTAGGATTCATTGGTGTATAGTTAGTGACAAGCAAGCAGGACAAACGCTAACAGTGAAAGATAAACACGTTAAAACTCTTGAGCGTTGGTCTTATAGATAGCGTACCGAATAGGAGCTATCTAGGGCTTGACAAGTAGTAAGATGTAATGTAGTATTAGCAGCAAGTTCCCAAACGGACGGAGCGCGGGAAAGGTGGCACGAAGTATAGAGTGCAGCGCGTAGGTCGGGGTGGCATCCCGTTAATCACTAAATAGCCTAACAATGAAGGTAGTAATAGTTACACGCTCTTTAAAAATTAGGTAGTCACTGAGTCAGCCAACTAGGTTGCAAGTAGTCAAGCGGGGAAAATGGTGACGCATTTGAATATGACAACATGCTAGTTAGCAGGTCATGTAAGAAAATGCTATCATCAGCGCGGCGAACACAGCAAGCTAACACAGACGTTGTAACTGACAGACACGAGACGCTTTCCTAGAAATAGATGTGTGTCTTATATAATTGCAGGTGACTATCTAATAGCTCTTTGTGCGTCAAGTGTAGGAGTATTTACACAGCACAATACAATGTGGATTAGGCTTAGAATATAGATTAGTTGACAATCTATAGTTGCCAGAAGAAACAGTGATGCAATATGTACAGACATTAACTCTCAACTGGAATAACAACCCTATGCGTAATGAGAGTAGCGCCTCATTAATGGATAGTGCAACAGCCTAACGTTTAGCGACCTGTACGAAAACAGGAACGGCACAATCATGTGACCTCAGCCGCAATTACTAGCGTTGCCAGCAGTAGAGGGAAAGTGAAAGTGTGAAGGTTAAAACAAACAAAGGCGTGAATAACTCAGGCACATTAGCAATCAGAGTGTGCCTTATGATGTTCACACAACAACCGCTCATCTATAGGCTAAGACCTCTCCATTAGAGGAAACTACGCGTTCGAATCCGTAGGCGGATACCAAATTCTAAGGAAATGACAATGCATATTATCAATCCGAAATCTGATTTAACTCCTAAAGCATCCATTGAATGCGGTGCTAAGAGTAGTGTTAATCACTCACGCATCCCTGTAAAAACAAGGGGACGTAGTGAAGACTATCGCCGCAGTCAATCTGGCATTGCTGAGTGTAAATGCCACATTAACGTATAGGAAATGCTATCATGCGCATTTTCGCTTTAATACTTTTTATAGTGTTTGCACTGGCCGGTATTGGTTGGTGTGTAACAATCAGCCTATATGTATGGGCTATCGCTAAATCAATCTTATCATTCTGAGGTGTATCATGATTAACTTAACTGACCTGATGAAACGTATCACCCGCATTCACAAAGCTGAGAAAGTAAGCAAGGTTGAGCTGTCTGCGTTCTCTCGGGAAGCGTTGCAGTTTGTAGTTGAAAGCCGTGATGTTCGTCCTATCAATTCGCTGTTAGGTCTGGATAAAGAAGACAAGGCCGTATTGTCACCAGCTAACCGCCGTATTGCTAACCGTTTCTTCTCTGATTTTGTACCATTCAAAACAGCGGGTGACGTTGACGGCATGCTTGTCTTCACTGAAATCAAAGCGAAAGCTTTTGATAAAGCCGCTGAAAAGATTGCTGCATTCCTTGCTGATGAAGAGAATGACATCTGGACGTGGCAGCGTGACAACATCAACATGGAAGAAAAGCCTGTTGATTATGTAGGCCGCATTACCAAAGCAACTAAAGCCGCCATTGAGAAAGGGCATATCAGCCCAGTCGATGCGCTTAAAGCTGTGATTGCTGGCGGTGTATCAGTTGACGCGTTAATGGCGTTGGTTGATGAGGTGACTGCGAAATGATTCACATAACTAAAAACGAAAGCCGTCGTGTTAAGCTGAAAGATGTGCCAGTTGGGTGCATCTTCTCTCTTGACTCTGGCACTACAGGGATGAAGGTTACAAGCTATAAAGACCTTGAGCCTGTGGAAAGAATTGTACTATTTAAAGAGTACATTGTTCAGGGATTCTACCCAGAGGAGGAAGTAACTCTGTGGTATGGAGCAGAGCTTCAGCTAAGGTAATGCTATCATGATTCGCGATACCATCGTTCGTCTTAGAGGAGGCCGCCCTGATGACACGGGGCGTGTCGCCATAACGTCATGCATACGCCGTGAACGTGTATGTCTGGTTATCTGGTCATCTAGAATTGGTGACGTCAATTTCACATGGGAACGTGAATGTGATTTAGTGAAGGTGTAACATGAAAGCTATTGAATTAGTACCTGTTGACGCTGTAACAAATCAAGTGCGTGAGGTGGAAATCCTGGGTCACACTCGTTATGAGCCAGGAAGGGATTATCCGTGGTATGCTCACAATGTGGAAACAGGCGTCTCACAGTATTTCTTAACACAATCTGAGGCTGTGCGTTTCGCTAGCACTGGCGTAGCATGATTGTCTGGATATTGAAACTGAAAGGGCGTGACTTGTATGACTATCGGCAAACCTTCGATTCAAAGGAAGATGCTGAGATGTATATCAAGCGCACAGACCGTCACTATTATATCCCTGTTCGTGCTGAGATTAAATTAAAACTGGTGGACTAATGACCAGAGTTAACACCGTATCCCCTGCTGTCTTAACCAATGAGCATTTGATTGTGGAATTGCGTGAGCTATCCCGCATCCCTAATGCCATTGCTGAGGGCAGGGCTATTGTTCGTGACATTCCCTTGCGCTATAGCATGGGGGAGGGTCATGTTAAATTCTTCTACGATAAGCTTTTGTTTATAAAATACCGTCACGATTTGTTACGTGCTGAATATCTCAAGCGTACTGGAAAAGAATATTCATTCAAGCTCACGTTAAAAGATTGTCCGTTACATCTGTGTAATAACTGGACACCAGATAAGGCAGACAAACTTGTCAACTATGAGCGTTTGAAAGAAAAACTATTCACTCGCAAACGTGCTTATCATTACAATGGGCTAACCATAGACAATGATAAGAGCGCTCAGCAAATGTGTGACATCATCCTTAAGTCAATCAAATGAATGCTACTGCATTCTGAGGTACGAAGAATGCTATCATCAACCATCCGTGACATCGTGCTGTGTGGAGCGTTCTACGTGGCCTTGTGTCACTTTGTATTAGGAGGGTAGTATGTCCCATCCTGATTGGTATCTTGAAACAACGCCAGCCGATGACACTGTAATACGTCAATATGCTGGTGATGACAATGCGTATGGCACAACTCACGACATGTATGTGGCGTATGTTGTAGCTGTTAACGCTATAGACAAGGCACGTAAGCATAAAGGCGGATAGTATGAAACTGCTAGGTAAACTGTATGTATCAGGCCAAGGTCATATATACATCCACGCTAAAGAGGATGGTAAGATTTATTACGTGATGACGGATGGTCACTGGCGTTTAACCTCTTACGCACTTCCTCCCACATCATGGCGTCTAATTGGTGATTCATATGCCAAGGATTAAACCCCAATACATCTGGCCTATTACAGAAGGGGAACCTCTCCCTGCTGAGAAGAAGGCTAAGCAACGCGTTACGTATAAATCAGGTGGAAAGAAATTTAAAACCTCTAAGCCTCCTGTGTCATTGCCACGTAACGCATCAGGTCATGGTGATGTTAGCTATGGTAATCATGCTGACGTTGCCCGTCAAATCAAAGAGGAAATGTTAAGGCTTGGCTTATGACTCCATTTCAAAAACTAGGTTATAATGTCGGGGATAGATTCAAACATACCGGTAAAGGGGGTACTAGTAGAAAAGAGTTGATTGGTAAAGTGTTTGAACTAATCAAAGATGATGGCTCTGTATGCCCATATTTCCACTGCCTATCGAACCTAAGCATGACAAAATATCCACAACATTACACATTCTGTTTTGACGCTGGGGAAATCACACTTATACCTGCTGTGGAGGCTAATGAATAACACTGGCCTAGCGTCATACTTCATCCAATGCTTTTGGGGGTGACTCAAGGACTGCTCTTGTCCAACCAGCGCCCCTAACATTCTGCCAACCATACTTCTTCATCATCTTAAGTGTGGCGTATCTCTCGTAATCTTTGGTAACATTATCTTTGGTGTAGATTACAGATACAAAAGGATGGAGTTCTAACCAACCATGCTCACTCTTCTTGTGCTTAGCACTATGTCGCTTGAGTCTGTGTTGTAAATCTTCTGTGTAACCCACATAGTAACAGTCATGTTCTAATTGGAGTATGTAAACACTTCCCATAGTAATCCTTATGTATAGTTATATTCTATATTGTCGTATCGTTCCTTCGTAACTCACTCCAATATTATATACTAATATCTATTATATATAGTAGTTATTATTATATTGTATAATATATACACTCCAAAAAATCGATTTTGTTCCATTTATTTTTCAATTATTTTGTAAATAAAAATGGAACACATGTCTTATCAATCACTTGCGTAAGAGGGGGTTTCTTATGTACATCCTGCTGTATTTTGGTATTGGTGTGTTGTTGTGTATGGTGCAAGCGTACATTGATGGTTTTAGCAAGGACAGTGGGGAAGATGTTTTCTTCACACTGCTACTACTGTTAATGTGGCCCGTGATGATTGCACTGTTAATTGTATACTATGTGTTATACGGTCTAGGTGTTGTACTGGAGCGTATATCTAAACTGAAATAGGGGGCGTTATGTCATCGTCTATTCTAGTAATCACTCTTGCGTTACACTCAGTGTTTAGTGTACACGTAACAAAGGACTACACCGAGGTAAAGGAATCCTGTATCGTTGAACGCACTGGACTTTCTCCGCTGACCTTGGATGGTAATTGTAGTGACTGGATTCAGGCGGTGATTGACGACCACGTTAACAACTATCCTGATTTGCCATATAACATTGTGGTGAATGGGAATAACTTAAGCGAGATTTAATATGACTGTAACCATAAAGCAAGATTGCAATTGTAAAGAAGTTCCCTTACTCTCTCTTGAACAGGGGGGATACATTTCTGTTCAATGGTATTCTATATCAGGCCATAGGGCTGCGGCGCACGGCCTCGGTTAACACGCCACATCGGCCAGCCAGTTTCTTTGTGGCTACCGACCTGAAAAGTGGGAAAGGTGAGCGTTTTAGTATATACACCAAAGTTGAGCCTGTCGGTATTGAAATCACGGTGGTGCGTAAATGAAGCGTCTCATCATGCTGGCATTGCTAGCGTCAATGCTGTCTGGATGTTATGACAGGGATGCCGGAAAGAAAGCTTTCGATTGGTCCGCTGATTTCTGTGGTGGAAAAGAGAATGTTGCAACATTTAGTGACTGGGGAAATTATTCCTACAGTGTTAAATGTCTCGATGGTCGATGGGCAAGCGTGCCCTAATGCTATCATCAATCGCGCTGCATCGCTTC